TCGACGAGGACGGGCTCCAGCTCGTCAAGGAGATGGCGTCCAGCGGCGACTATCAAGTTTGGATGGAGGCGGTCGGCGACGGCGGAGCGGGGATCGTGATGGAGGCCGGCGTCGTGCGTGGGGCTCCGGAGCCCGAGCGCGTCGAACCGCCCAAGCGCCGCCGGGCCAAGGCGGAGGCCGAGGGCGCCGAGCAGAATGAGACGGACGGCGCGGCAGAGGCGAGCCCCGAGCGCGTCCGTCATACCACGCCGGAACAGGCCGCCCCGGTGGCCGAGGCGGTGTCCCGCCGCAAGCCCGCCGCCATGCGCGAGTTTACCACGCCGAGGCCCGGCGACCTGTTCGGGGGCGACTCGTGAAGGCCGTCGACCTCTCCACCGCTCAAGTGATTGTCCAAAAGCTCGGCGAGCTGGCGGCTGATCGGCGGGCGCTGGCGAACCCGGAAAAGGCTGGCATTCGGTGCCAGCCGTCGTCCCGGTATGTCGAGGCCTCGAAAGCGATCATTCCCAAGATCGCCGCGCTTTTGCTCGACGACATCTACCATCGCGAGGCCGAGTTGCGGCGCCGCGCGGCACAGATTGGGCTTAGCCTGTGATCGGGCTGCTCGACTGGATCGCGGCCTCGTGGTGGCACACGTTTACCGCGTGGTGGGTGTTCACCATCGTCGCTTGCGTTGCCGGGTCGTTCCGGCCGGTCAAGGTGACGATCAACAAGGGCGATGGAGAATGACGGGCCGCTCTTACGACGTGCAATTTCACCTCGCTCCATCGGGAAGCCGATTTGGCGAAATGATTTGCGCGTCTTGTCGCGGTCCAATCTGTAATGAGAGTGAGGATTATCGATCAGCTAAGAAACCTGACCCTCAAGAGGATTGGAGATTTGTAACTCATCACCGTCGTTGTCTCGTCAACGACGAGGGCTTTCGAGCTTTGGAAATCAAAGCCGCAAAGCATTTATCTCGAATGAGAGATTTATTGTGTGCTGCTAAGCGCTTTCGGGATGAATGGAAAGTTGCCGATCTAGATGACTTAATTGATTGTTTAGAGGCTGGACGGTGACGGCTAAACGCGTACCGCGAGAGCCCACCATAGAGATGATGGAGGCCGCTGCGACGTGCGCAAAGGCCGAGGGCAAACGCCTCACATGGGCGAAGATTTGGAAGGCGATGCACGACGCATCGCCCAATGTGGAGAAGTGACGATGAACGACGAAAACCCCCTGTTCGCCGCGATCGGCCGTGAACCCGCGCCCGGCAAGGGCAAGGCCGAGCATCCGCTCATTGACCGGAGCCGTTGGGGCCTGTTCCCCGATATCGATATCGAGGCCTACCATCTCGGGAAGCTGCCCGGCCTCAAGCCCGAGGACGTCACGCTCTCCCAAGGCGCCATGCGGCGCTTGCTGGAGGAGACGCCCCTCGACTTCGCTTTCAACCATCCCCAGCTCAATCCCGACGCGCTCCAGAAGGTCCTTGAGACTGTCGCGGCGCGCCGGGGCGATGTCGTCCATCAACTCGCGCTCGGCAAGGGCCGGGGCTTTGCGATCGGCGACTATGCCGATTGGCGCACCAAGGAGGCGAAGGCCTTCCGAGACGCCGCCGTCGCGGCTGGCAAGGTGCCGATCAAGCTCAAGGACTTCGAAGAGGCCGAGGTCATGGCGGATGTCGTCAAGGAGCGGATCGAGGAAGCGGTCGACGGATCGCCCTATGAGACGGAGGTCGCGTTCCTGTATCAGGAAATGACCCCGAGCGGTCCCGTGTGGGTCCGGGGCCTCATGGACGTGTGGTGCGAGGAGAAGCTCCTCATTCTTGACCCCAAGATAACGGGACAGCTCTACGACTCGACGATCGGCCGCCACGTCCTCAACATGGGATGGGATCGACAGGCCGCCCTCTACCCCCACGCCGTCGGCCAAATCCTTGGCGACCAGGCAGCGGGCCGGGTCCGGTTCCGTGAGCTTATGGTGAAGCCCGAGGCCCCTTATACGAGCCGCGTCGTGAAGCTGGACAAGGCGTGGCACTGGTCCGCGCTCAAGCAATGCGAGCGCGCCATGCATGTGTTCGCGGAATGCCTCTATGCCGGCCGCTGGCCCGGTTTCGAGGAGGAGGCGACGATTGAACTCCCGGTGTGGGAGGCCAAGAAGCGCGAGGCCGCCGAGCTGGCGGGGATCGCGTAATGGCAAAGGGTCCGAGGGAGGTCCGAGGCTTCGAAGTCAACCCGCCGGACGACGGTTCGGAACCCCTATGCTTTGGCATAGGGGGGCCACCGGGCAGCGGGAAGACGGTGTCCGCGCTCAGGATCGCGAACGGAATGTCGCGCGTGCGGGGCGGGAAGCCCGCCGTCATCGACACGGAGGCGGGCCGGGCGCGGAAGTATCACGTCAGCCGGAACCCGAATGGGTTCGACTTCGACTATATCCAATTCTCTCCGCCGTTCGTCCCCGCGCATTTCCTCGACGCGATCAATCAGGCTCTTCGCCTCAACCCGTCAGCCATCATCGTCGACAATGGCAGCGACGAGCATGAGGGACCCGGCGGCGTGCTGGAGTGGCACGACATCAACGTCCCCAAGATGGGTGGCAACGAGTGGGCGGCATGGAATGAGCCCAAGGCAAGCCGCCGCATCCTCACGGCCGGGGTGCAGCAAATCAAGACGCCGATCATCATGACGTTTCGCGCCCGGCCCAAGACGACCACGAAGCCGGGCAGCAAGACACCTGTTGCGCTCGGCTATGTCCCGATCGCGGGCGACGAATTGCTCGGGATCATGGACTTGTTTTGCCTATTGCCGCCGCGCTCCAACGGCGTGGCGACATGGTCGAGCGACAAGGCGGGCGAGGACTTCGCGATCAAGCTCCCGTTCTATCTCGCTCCGTTCGTGCAACAGGGCTCGCCCCTGAGCGAGGACGTGGGCGAGGCGCTGGCGCGATGGCAGATGGGCAAGTCAGCGCCGGCCGCGCCACAGAGCAACGGCACCGGAGCGAAGCGGACACCGCGCGAGATGGTCGACGCCTATATCTCGGCCATCAATAACAACGAAGTCGTGGCAACGCTGGAGGCGCTCCGCAGCTATCAGGCCGACGAGCGCCGGGCCGCTTGGATCGCCACCATGAAGGAACGGCATCCGGCCGAATATGATCGGATCGTCGAAGCCAATGGCCGGCGGTTCCGAGAGCTGTCTCCGCCGATCGAGGAGACGGTCGACGATGATGACGACGCCTTTCCGGAGGAGAACCCATGAAGGATATCTATGCCGGCTGGAAAGCCGAAATTGAGGCGGTGAACTGGCACAACGTGTTCGTTCGCCCCGCCCCCGTCATGAACCTGTGGGATCGCCTCCCGCGCTGCGCCGGGCGCGGCCTCCGTCTCGGCGCCCCGCGCTTCACCACCATCGGCCGGGCCGCGCACGAGGAGGCTATCGACCATGTCTAAATCCGAAACCGCCGAGGCGAGGGCGCGGATTGAGAAGGCGAAACGGATTGTCTTTCGTCACCTATTTCCGCAGCACCCGTATTACACCGAATGCGAGATGGAACTTACGCTTGAGCGCGAACAAGATTCGGATCGGCAAATACTGCCTTCGACCGTCCTCGCAGCCGTCACCGAAGCCCTCGCCTCGCTCACCTCGCAGGCGCAGGGTGGGGAGCTTAGAGAGGCTGGAAACCGGCTAGCGGCTCAGGCGCGTTCTTATCAGCGGGGCTTTTCCGGGACGATCGATCTCGGGAAAGCTCTCAATGCTTGGGACAAGGCCGCCATGCTCTCCGCCATCCCCGACGCATCACCGGGGATGGAAGAAAATGACGACGAAGCCAAGCGCGACAAGTGGTCCGAGTTCGAGGATGACTATCTTACGGATGGCAACGATGGTTGGGTAGCGGCTCCAATCATCAAGCGCTGCCGATCTGCCTTCGATGCAGCTTGGCCGGGTGGCGCAAAGAATGCCTTTGATGCAGCCTATGCAGCGCTTCCTAAAGCCCTCGCCTCCGCACCCACGGCAGAGAGGTTGAGGAGCGCGCTCGCCGGTATCAATTCCCTGATAGGCAACGTGGACCATTCGCGCGGCGGTGGATCGAACACGGCGCAGATGTACGGCGACATGCTCAACAGTATTCGCGACATCGCCCGCGCCGCCCTCGATCAGCCCCAGAGCGCGGAGGGCGCACAATGACCCGGCAATACATCGGCGTCCGGTTCCGGCCGCGCGGCCAGCTCTACACCTATCACAACGACGGCGATCCCGTCGCGGTGGGCGACCGGGTTAAGATCAACGGTCGCGATGGCTGGCAGAGCTTGGAGGTCGCGACGGTGTCCGACCAGGCGCCGCGATTTGAAACCAAGCCCATCCTTGGCCCGGCGCCGCTGGACACCGAAAAGCTCTCGGGCAAGGCCGCTGATCGCGTCGTGATCGACGACCCGAACGATTACCGCGAAGTCGGGAAAGAGCCGTGGCGGCTTGCTCTCGACGAGGATGGGGGTTTCGATTGATGCCCATCCGTCCGGAGAACCGCGCCCGCTACCCCAAGCAATGGCGCCAGATGGTCGCACGGGCGGCGCGGCGATCCGGCGGCCGGTGCGAGTGCGACGGGAAATGCGGCACCGAACACGAGGGCGGCCGATGCGCCGCCATCAACGGTGAACCCCATCCCGTCACCGCTTCTATCGTCGTCCTCACCCTTGCCCACGAGCATGGCGTTCTGCTGGAGGAAACGAGCATCGACCGGATGTTCCACGCCTGCCAGCTTTGCCACAATCGCTATGATGCGCCGATGCGCGCAGCCGGCTTAAGAGAGCGCCGGGAGCAGGAACGGCGCCGCATCCTCGACAAGGCCGGCCAACTCGCGTTCGAGGTGGAGCTCCGCCGATGATCCCCGCCGCGTATTACAACGAACACGACCCCTTCGCCGCCGCATGGCTCCGCGAACTCATCAAAGATGATCTAATCGCTCCCGGCGAGGTCGACGAGCGCTCGATTGAGGATGTCACGCCCAATGACCTTAGACCTTTTCGGCAATGTCACTTCTTCGCCGGAATCGGCGTTTGGAGCCTCGCAACGCGCCAAGCGGGAATCAGCGACGACACGCCCCTATGGACAGGATCAGCGCCTTGCCAACCTTTCTCCCAAGCAGGCGAGAGAGCGGGATTTACTGACGAGCGGCACCTTTGGCCCGCATACCACTATCTCATCGAACAATGCCGCCCTGCGCTCGTCACTGGCGAGCAAGTTGCGGGATCAGGCGGCGATCTATGGCTCGACCTTGTATCGGCTGACATGGACGCAACGGGTTATGCCTTCGGGGCTGTTGAAACCTGCGCTGCGGGCTTCGGGGCGCCTCATATCCGGGCACGAAATTATTGGGTGGCCTACGCCCTCGGCCAACGAATTCGAGATACAATCAGTCGAAGCGATGGAAAAGCGGCGGAGCGCGCTGCGCGAAAGCCAAGGCAACAATGGCTTTGGCATGACACTGGGAATGACATGCGCTTCGATCCTGTCGACGTGGCCGACGCCTACGGTAAAGGATGGGAATGGAGGGGGAGTCGGGGACCGATACCTATCATCGGAGAGGTCGTCAGACCTTTCCGACGCGGTGATGATGGTCCGACACGCGGGCTATGGCAGAACGCCGAGTGGATATACGGCCGAGACGAAAAATGGCGGCCAACTCAACCCGATACATTCCCTCTGGTTGATGCTGGGGCCTTTCGCAACCGCCGTAGCCTACTGCGGGGAGCGGGTAACGCGATCACGCTCGGCCAAGCGGAAGCATTCCTCAGAGCCGTCGTAGCCTCTTTGCCATGATCGAAATCGGCCAAGGCTGGAGCGCGGCTTGGGCATGGATGATCTTCAACGAGGATCGCAAGCTCCTCGCATCCGGGGAAAACTGTGTGGATAGGCGGATGGCGATCGATGTTGCCATCGCGGTATATCAGGGCATCCGAAAGAATGACCCCGGCGCCCTTCCCGAGGCGCCGGGGGTCATTTTTCCCGACGAGGCCTAGAACAGGCCGAGGAACTTCTTGCGGTGGAGCATGGCGTCGACCTGAGCGTCCCGCGCCTCGCACGCCTTCACGATCGCGATTGCCCCGCTCTTGTACGTGTTCGCCTTGTCGAGCTGGCCCGTCTGCGCATCGCCGAACGCGATCCAATCCCCGGCGCTGTTGCCCGATGGTATGTCAGCGCCGGGGACATCGTCACTTAGCTGCGGCGGGATCAGGCCCGAGCAGGGCAACGCAGCCCGGTTGATTGCGATAGGCGCGGCGCAGGCACAGAGCCCGCCGGCCAGCATCATCAACGCCAGCGCCGACCGGATCGCTCGCACCTTGGGCATTGTGGATTTCCGCATCGTTCGTCCTCGTCTGTTGATCGATCGCGGCGGCTCCCGTCATTGTGTTCGCCGTGATCCCGGTTGCATCCCGCGCCGCCTGGACCTGTCCATTCGCGACCGCCTCGTCGACCCTGCTCTGTGCCGCTTCGCTCTGGAGCTTGTGGCAATAGCTCGGGCCGAAAATCAGAAGCGATCCGATGACGGCTAGGAGGACAAGGCCGGCGATGATCTTTGCGGATAGGGTGACAGGCATGGAGCCTCCATGAGCGCGTTGCGAGCATTTCCATAGACCATGCGGCGACGTTGCAAAAGTGACGTGACCGCATTATGTGGGGACGCAACACAGGGGCGGGATAAGGGTGACATGGGTAGGAAGCGCCAAGAGGCTAGGAGAGCGGTTTGCGCCGATTGTGGGGCATCGTTCGAAACTTCGCGCGATGATGCACGGTTCTGCCCGTCCAAAGTCGCGGGGAAGCCCTCGCCGTGTCAGGTGACGTTCCGCAACCGGGCCACGTCGCGAGGCGTGGTCGTGATGCCCTACGTCATGGCGTGGATTGAAGGAAAAGGCGGAGGGAACACGCCTGCCCACCCCGTCGCCGGCAAGGCGATGCGCGAACTCACGCAAATCGTGCGGGACTTCATCGACGAGGACCGGGCCGCAGGCCGGCCCCCGGCGACGGACTACATGGAGTCCCTGTTCGCGACAGGCTTCCTCTACGTGGACCGCAAGCGGAACCGTTAATCCTTCTGCGGCCCCTCGGCGGACTTGACCGGGATAGCTTCGTCCTTGGGCTGGTCGATCTTCACCGGGATCGGGGCAGGCTCACCCGTGTCGCTGATCGGCGTGGGCGGCGGCCCCGCGTTCGCGAGCTGCGTCCCGAGGGTGGCGACTTGCTTCCCCGACGCCAGCGCGACGAGAGTGGACAGGGCCTCCTTGAGGATCAGTGCCACGGCGGTGGACAGAGCCACGAGGACATTCTCGGCCCAATTCGGGAGGGGAAGCTCGCCGGGCCGCCGGCCGGTCCAGACGATGCCGGCGACGACCGCGAGCAGGATAGCGACGCATCCGACCACAATCGCCAGCAAGACAACGCGATCCGTGATCTTTTCCGCTTTCGGGTTCATGCCGCGAGGACCTTCAACAGGGGCGTCCTACGCGAGTCGACGTCGGCGAGCCCGATCAGCCCGCCATTGACGAGCTTCCGCGACGCGGAGAAGTCGCCCCGGTCGACCGCCGCATTGATGTTGCGCTTCTTCCAGTAGGCGCAGGCGATCAGGATACCGGTGAAGGGGTCGGCGGCGAGGTCGGGCATCCCCACAAGGTCAAGGCCGGTGACGGCCGAGGCGTCCTCATACTGATCCTTGCCCGTGAGCATCATCGGGCCGCGCCCGCGATACTGCCACCCGTCCGGGTGATTGTCGTTGTCGTGCGCCTGGTCGAGGTTCCCCATGCGAAGCGCATAGGTGTCGTTCGCGATGGCCTCGGGGCGGCGCGCCAACGCGATCGCCTTGGCGTTCGGGGTGCGTAGCTTGGCGGACGGATTGACGGCGTACCGGCTCGGCCATGTGTCGGCCAAGCCCTGCGCCGAATAGTTGAGGTTCTCCTCGAACCGCGTAAAGCCCTGCGTCTCGTGAGCCATCTGCGCGAGGAAATCGGCGATCCGAGCCGGCGTGTCGATCCCATAAGCCGAGCAATATTTGGCGCATCCCTGCGCCACTCGCTCCAGCGTCGACGCGTCTGGCGTGCCGACCTTGAGAATGAGCTTGCCCCACGTCTCCCGGCCGGGGTCGCCATCGGGGCGAGCCCCGATATTCTTCTGCGTCTTAGACCAATCCATCGGGATTATCCTTCATTCGCTCGATACTTTCCGCTGTTTCATCGGCGCCAATCCGTCGCGCAAGGCTCGGAATAGTGTCCTGATACTGTGAAAGCTGGCGACGCAACGACGCTCTTTCGTCCATCCACTCGGACCTATCGCGCTCATGTTCTCGACGCATCTCGCCGAGCATCCGATAGACCTTGTCCAATGTATCATTCTGAGCGCGCTTCTCCGCGTCGTGCAGCTTGGCCTGTTCGCGCATCTCAGAACGTAGATTGGTCTGGCCCTGCATACATTCATCATGCCGGGCCTCGGCCGCGTTATAGCGCGTGTCGGCGTCGGCGAGAAGCTGGCGCATCCGCCCTTCGAATCCGTCGCGCCGCTTGGACCACGAATCCAGCGTGTCCGACACGACCTTGATGATTGGGGGAATGCCCTTCCAGTACAGGGCGAGGATGGCGGCGGTCGTCGTGTACCCGCCCCATCCCTTCAATGCGGCGAGGATATCGCCGATAAAATTCGTTACCCCGCTCACCGTTTCCTATCGCGCTTGTGCTGGTGAAGGCGGACCAAAGTCATCGCTATCACTGCCATCACCACCACTCCCCACATTTCGGCCCCCGGCTCTTGACAGCGTCACTAGCTGCCCGACGAAGATGAGATAAGAGACGATCGCGAAGCCGGAATAAGTCCCATTCCCGAGGACTTCATTTCCAGTGTCAAGAACGACTTGGGCGATACATAGGGCCAGATAGGACCGGGTCCAAGGTCGATTATGCTCCGTTTTGACCCATACAGCGGCAATTGCGACGAGCCCATCAATCCAGAGCAATAAGTCGATATGGTCGGCGAGATACGCAGTGTTGGAGGCCGCCCAGCCCGCGACGAGCGACGCGAGCAAGAAGGTGGCGGGATGCCAGTCTTCATCCTCGACAAGGATCACGGCCACGGTTGCGACCGAAATCCCCATCGCCGCTATGACGACCTCCAACGGCATGACTTAGTTGCCCGGCGGCTTGGGCGGGGGCTTGATCGGAATGCCTCCGGTATCCGGCTGCGGGGTCGGCTTGGGGTCGGGTGGCGCAGATGCCATCATCATGTCTCCGGTGAGGATCAAGAGGACCGCTGAAATAACGGCTTCCATCGCCTACCTCAATCCGGGACTAGACCCAATCCTCTACGGTGAAGGCCCACTTCGTCGCACCGGGCGCAAGCCGCTCATAGGCCTCCAGCTTGTCGAACACGCCCCAATGGATGCGCTCGGCCAAGCCCGGCGTGCTGTCCGGGTCCTCGATCGTCAGAAGCGCATAGGACTGTCCGAACGCCATCGCCATGGCGAACAGGGTGTCGACCTCGTCGTCGAGCAAGTCGCCCATGGTCCACGACCAAGAGGACTTTATCGCGCCGGGAGAAATGCCGAACCCGCCCGAGGGAAGTCGCTCCCGGCTCCCCGTGTCGATCGGGGTTCGGCCCGATCCATATTCTCGGCCCCACGTCGGCACGAACGCGGCGCCGACGGCCACCACGCCGGCATAGAGCGGTTGCGATCCGGCGGGTTGCGTGATCGTGATGCGGACATATCGAGCCATGGCGGCCCCCGCGAGCTGGACAAACCCATGCCGGGGGCGAGCCGCGATCTTGTACGGAGACGGGAAGACGGCGGCCGAGGTCCAAACCTGTTCGGTGGGGCCGGCCACCCCTGACGACACGGTCCACGTTGCCGCATCGGCCGCATTGGTGAACCCAAGGAATACGGTATCGAGGGACTGCGGCGATCCAAGATCGATGTTGAACGTCACGGCGGACCCGGCGAGGGAGTCGACCCAAACCTCCTTGGGGTCATTCGTGAGCATTCGGGACGGATCGGACCCCCGCGATGCCGTGATCGCGGCAATCGAAACCGGCGGCACCATGCAAAGCGTCTTCATGACAGGCGCTTTAACACGGTGAGCGTCGTTGTGTCAGATGTATCCGATTCGGCCGCCGCGATCACAAAGACGAATTGGGCCGTGTCGTACCCGAGCGCTTGGACCGCGCGCGTTTTCACCCGGATAAGTTTGCCGATCAGGTCATGACGCAAGCCCTTCACGATGTGTTGATCCGCCACGAGCGGCCCCTCAAAGAAACGGAGTTGGCGAGCCGCTTCCGTGTCCGCGTCGGCTTCCAAGGCGATGGGCGAGATGATCGTCGTTTCGGTCGCCTTCGTGCCCCATGTCGTGGCGATCGAGGCGTCGGCCGCCGCGACATAGAGCGCATCGGCCTTGAGCCATGCGGCAAGCCCGGCGTCGACCGGAGGAGTAATGACGGGCATTCAGCGAGCCCCTTTGATGACGGTTAGACGAATGTTGCGGAGCCAAATTCCGTCCTTGTTCGTGCCCCCCGACATGGCAACGGATTGCTGCGTCACCTTGACCTTGATGGGGTGGGTCGACTGCACCGCGATCGGGAACGAAGCGGGGAACGCGAGATAGGTATCGGTGCCGTTGTTGGCCCGAATGCCCTGCACCTGTTCAATGACCTTGATGTATCCCGCCCCGTCGCCGAGGTCGACATAGACCCGGATCGTAAAGGCGGCGTCCTTGATCGCACTCGCGTCGTGAACGAAGGAAATCGTCGCGAGCGCGACGCCGAAAACACTGTCGCCGATGGCAAAGGCGGAGGGGGATTCGTAGATCGTCCCCTCGCTCGTCGTGGTGACGACGTCCGACCCTGAATAGGACAGGATGCCGGCGACGGAGCCCGCGTTGATGTCGCCGGTTCCGACGTTCGACAGGTCGGCCAAGATGCCCTTGGTCGAGATGGTGACGGTCTTTTGAAGCTCGGCCGTCCCTTCCGTCGCGTGGATCACGATCGTTCCATCGGCCGTGATGCCGGTGATAGTGACGACACCCCGGTTCGCATCCCCGGCCGTGTTGTTGATGGTCGCGGTGACGCCGCCCGTCGTCGTGACGGACCAATCTGTCAGGATCGAAACGTCCGCCGCGCCGGCCGTGACATAGGCGCGGAACGTGAACGGCAATTGTCCAGGCGATGCAACTCCGCCGGTCGTGGTGAAGGCATAAGCCGACTGGTCCGCGTCGATGTTGCGGGACACCTGTGCCGCCGGCTCTTGCGGCATAAGGTCCGACACCTTCGTCCCGTCCGGATAGAACGTGTCGCTGGCGAGGATCGCGGCCGAAATCTCGCCATCGGATTGGACCCGGTAATTCTTCTGATACCCGAGCCTGCGCGTCTTCATCGGCGCATAGCTGGCCTTGCGAGACACGGATTCGCTCTCGACAAGCTCGACGTCGACGTCGGGATAGGCCCACACTGGCGAGGATCGGCCCGAGGCATAGACCCACGTCGGCGAGCCCGAGCCGGTGCCGGTCCAGAGCGGAGAGCTATATCCCGTCTCGAATGACCAAGGCGAGATGCCAATAGTCCCGTCCGCCCCAAGCGCCCAAATGAGCGACACGCCGAAGAACAGGCGATCGAGGGCGGACCCGATCGTCTCGGAATCATCGTTGAAGTGGATCCCGACTTCGTAGGGTCGCAGGGCATCCGCGCCAGCCGCGTCGACGATCGCCGGGCCGGTGACGGATTGGACGATCCGCTCCGCGATGCTGCCGACCCGGTCGACATAGGCGGAGCCAATCTCGCCCCTGATATCCGCCGTGAGCGGCCCGGAAGGCGTGGTCCACCATTTGACGCAGGCGATGGACGGCGCGACGGAGGCGCCGCCCTGCGGCGGGACAGCGGCTATAAGCGCCGCAAGGGTCGTGTCGATCGTGCCTTGCCACGCGATTAGGTTGATATCGCCGGCCCGGCCCTTGTCCCGGACAATCTCGAACTCCTCCAGCGGGTGGGCCGGATCGCCGAACTCCCAAATATTGTTGGCCTCGTCGAGAATGAAGCCCTCGACATTGAACACGCGGCCCCACGACCGCCGCTTGATGCGGTTCTTTGCGTTGTCGTCTCCCTCGATGCCGCCGGTCCCGGCGAAATAGGTCGAGAGAAGGGGCTTGCTCAGGGCGACACTCATATCCCCGATTGTCAGGGTGAGGCGACCGTCGCTCACGTCGATCGCGGCAACGGTCGCGGTCATGAGCAGCGCGAAAGTGGGCGCGTCCGGGGCATCATCCCCGACCTTCACCGTGAGGGCCGCGTCCTTCCAATAGAGGTTGCCGAGGTCCGACACGAGGAGCGGATCGCCGGACATGAACACAAGCGCGGCGCTTTGCGGCACGGCGCCGCCGGTCCATCCGGTATCGTCAAAGCCGAGGGCGGTTTGGAACCGGGGCAAGTCCATGACACCGGAGCGCCAATCGACATGGCCGAGGTGCGTATAGGGCTTCGACCCGCCCCCAGCGAGCCGCACCGGCACGACGATGCCCGTCGACGCATCGCAGGGCGAGGCCTCGACTAGGATGGTGCGGCTCACGCGGCGACCGCCGGGCGGGCCGTGATGGAGATGACCGGCATCCCGCCGCTAACCTGAGCGCCCTGCAATGCCCCGAGGATGTTGCCCAGCGTCGTGTTCTGCCGTGCGAGGAGGTCGTTCGTCTCGTTGGTGAGGTCGTTGTTGGCCTGCACCGCCGCCGTCGTCGCGGCCGACGAACCGCCCGCCCCCGCCGCCTGATTGATCCGATCCGTTTCCATCTGAATGACCTGTTGCGCGCCCGTAACCGCGAGGTTCTTGTCGCTCGAATATTCCGGCCCAGCGGTGCCGAAAGCATCCTTCGAAGTGGAAACGAGTTGCTGGTATAGGTCGGCGAGCTGATTGATCGCGTCTTGGTCGCCCGTGTCCGCGAGCTTCTTCGTGTCGCTGATCTTGTCGAGCAGGGCTTGCCGCTTATCCGAGGCGGAACCGTCGGCGAGGTCGCCATATTTCACGGAGTCGAGGAAGTCTTGCAGCGACCCCACGGATTGCTTGAGCGTGTCGGAAATGAGCTTCGTGCGCTGATCCGCCGTCGCCTTTTCCAGCGCGACCACGTCCAGCCCGTACTTCTTGGCGATATCGAGGTTCGCCTTGGCCTGCGCGTCGAACGTCTCGAACGTCTGCTTTAGCGCATATCCAACGCCCCCGATCAGGGCCTCGACCTTCTGGACGTTGAGGGCCTCCGTCAAAGCCTTGTCGATGTCGCTCGACGAGCCAAGCGCTTTCTGGACCGCCGCGTCGAGGCCCGAGACGGCACCCTTTGCGATAGCCGCTTGGATCGCGGCCGAGACGGCTTCCTCGGGCGTGTCATAGCTCGTCAGGCCGGCAACCGGGCTGGACGACCCGCCGAGCTTATTCGAGACGGTGTTGACCCGGTATTTGTCCTTGTACTGGCCGATCGTGATCCCGCTAAAGCTCCCGACGATGCCGCCGAGCTGTTGCGCAATCTGCTCAATGCCGGACTGCACGTTGCCGGCCAACGTCCCGGCCGTGGCTTCCCGGCTCGCCGAGTTGCCGAACGTCGTGGCGTCGCCGGTCGTGTCCGTGATCGTGGCGCCGCCCTTCTTCGACTTCTTGAACAGGCCACCGATGATCCCGCCCAAGAGGCCGCCGATGGCTTGCCCCGTCTTCGAATATTTGACGCCGAGCCCCTTGATGATCGGGGCAATCGCATTGTCGATCGTCTGCCCGGCGGCATAGGCGGGGAGGAAGCTGGACACGCTCCCGGCAAGGCTCGTGATGGAGCCGCCGATTCCCGAGGTCCCGAGAACCGAACCATCCTTGAGCAGGCCGGAAAGAGCGCCCACCACGCCGCCAGCCTTGCCGCCGGTCGAGCCGAGGGTAAAGCCCTGCAACACGTTGCCGAGTTGGCTCCCGAGCTTGGAGAAGAACCCCGAGCCCGGATCGACGAGCTTGTCCAGGCTGGCGCCGAAGGACTTGCCGGACTTGTTGAACAGGTCGACCGCCCCGAGGAAATCGGTCGAGGCGGATTTGATTTGCTTCGACGCGGTGACGACAATCTCATTCGCCGACGAAACCTCGTCGGAGGAGAACAGATTGTCGTTCGCCCCGATGAATGCCTTCGCGTCGCCCGCAAGGCTCGAAACCTGAGAGCGCGACGTGCCGGCGATCAGGGAGGCTTGTCCGCTCACCGCGTCGGCGGCGCCCTTCGCGGCGGAGGCGAGGTCGTCGAGCGGCTTGATCGTCGTCGAGATGGCCGACGCCATCTTGTCGGACGCGTTCTGCACCGTCGAAACGCCGTTGATCTGATCCTTGAGCTTCGACAGGGCGCCGTCGAACAGCTTGTCGAATAGCTGCTGTCCCGCGAGCTGGCGGAACGCTTGCTGGATTTGCTTGGGGATGTCGGCAATCTTCGTCGTACCGGTGAACAGGCCCTCGATCGACGTTTGGATTTTTCCGAGCGCGTCCAAGTCCTGTTGCCGGGACTTGGTCAAAGCTTCCTGCGCGGCCTGCTCTTGGCGAAGAGCCTGCACCGTGTCCAGCACGCCTTGCTTCTGCTGATCCGTGAGCGGACCCATCTGCTTTTGGAGCGTGAAGATTACCTTGAGGGCGTTGGCTTCGTCCGTGTGGCCCTCGGCCGCCAGCTTCGAAACCTCAAAGGACTGCTGTTGATCCTTGATGAAGTCATTGTACGGCTTCGCGATGTTGTCGCGGATGATGTCCTTGGCCGCCTCGGCCTGATCAATCAGCGATTGAAAATTCGGCGGCTTCTTCTTCTGGAGCGCCGCGATGTCCTGATCCAACTTGCGGACAGCCGCGTCGGCCTTCTCCACGAACGTGGGCGCATCCGTGAATTGTGCCGTGATGGTCGCGATATCGTTGGTGACGCTGTTGACGAGGCCGCTCGTGTCGGGCGCCTTCTTGGGCTTACGCGGCTTCTTGTCCTTCGCGTAGGGCTTGAGGTCGTCGGGCACCGGGCCGCCGCCGATGACGCTGATAGCCTCCAGCGCCGCCGCCTTGTCCGTCCCGGCCTGCGCCAGCGCGATCAGGTCAAGCTTCGCATCCGTGAGCGACTTGCCCGCGACCTTGCCGCTACGCGCGATCTGGTCGAGGTTCGAGATGGCGAGCTTGAGCGCGCCGCCGACCTGTTGCGCGAAGGCCTGCGGATCGGAGTTGGCGAGGGCGTTGTTCGAGACGGTGCCGGCAAGCGCGGACTTGATCGCGTCGTATGCCTTTTGCTGCGCGTCGGCGAGCTTGTCCGCCTGGACGGCGGCGTCAATGCTGCCCTGTCCGCCGATGCCGCCGCCCGACGCAGCGGCCGAGGAGCCGCTCCCCGAGATAGTCTTGGGCTTCCCGGCCGCGTCGATGGTCTTTTGCGCGTTGGCAAGATTGAGCTGCTGTTGGAGCAGCACAGTCTGCAACAGCACCTGATTATGCGTCTTGAGCTTGCCCGTGGTGAGGTCGATGATTTTCCCGAGCTGGCTCTCCGCATTGCCGAAAGAGTCGGCCGACTGGACCGCTGCGTCGAGCCGCTTTTGGAGCTTCTCCGTCTCCGACGAGGACTCGAGCAGTTTCGGGATGAAGATCGACAGGGCCTCGCCGGCAATCAGGATCGCCGCGCCCCAAGGCCCGGCGAAGAACGTCCCGATTTTGCCCGCCGTGCCGCCCATGCCGGACAGGGCGAAAGCCACCTGTCCCGACTGTTGCGTAAAGGACCGGAGGATGCCGTTGCCGCTCAGGATCGACGTGCCGAGGTCGGACACCTGATAGCCCAAGTCCTGCATAGACGCGCGAGCCTGAGCCGAGCCCTTTGCCACGCCGCCCAAGCCGCCCCCGCCCCCGGAACCCGTGCCGCCGAGCTTCGACAGGCGGGTTTCGAGGACGTCGATTTTCGTCGTGAGGGCGGAAATCGTCTGCTGACTGTCGTTCAATTGCGTCGACAGGGCGGCCTGTGCGGTGCGCAACGTGGCGGCGGCGTCGGACGCGAGTTTCTCGCTGGCCCGAACCGCGTCGAGGCTGGACACCGTGGCGCCGAGCTGCGCCTTGACGGCGGCCAACTCCGTCGCGAGCTTCGACATGGCCTGTTGATGGTCGAGAGCCGCGCGGGCCGCGTCCTCCGATGCGCTGGCCTGCCCCTCTGTCGCGGCGCTGGCGCTGGTCGTGGCCGCCTTCATGTCGCCAGCCGTGGCGGCGACGCGCTCTTGCGCCTCCGCGATCCCCTCAAGGGACGTCTCGAACTTCTGGCCCTCGGACGCGGCTTGCGACCCGTCCGCCTTGATTACCATAGAGAGGTCGAAATCAGCCACGGCGGCGGCTCCAATATTTGATCGCTTCGTCCTCCATAACGCGAATGTCGTGGAAAATCGCGGGGGTCATCTCAATCCCGATTAGACGGGCCGAGGCCTCCAGCTCCGTGCGGCTGATATTGGTGCGCAAGATGCCCGCCATTCCGATGCTCACCCAATTCCATGGGGCATCGCAGAACAGGGCGAACGGGTTTTGCATGTCGGGCCAGACGGGAATAGCGCCGCCCTCGTCGCCGCGCTGATAGTTGAAAGCGGCGGGGTCGATGCCCCACCGCTCGCAATCTTTTTCCATGGGTGTCTTGGTGTCGGTTTCCCGACCCGCGCTATCGCGCTTTAGGCCGCGCCCGCTTGCCCATTGGCGGGCGAGGCGTCGGAGTTTTTTTCCCGGACCTCGACCTTGCCCACGAGGGCATTGAGATAGGCCATTCGGAACGCGTCGAAGAACGCCGGGAAGCGGTTGAGGAGAAGCGATGCATTGTCGCTGTTGAACGGCGCGGGCGAACCCGCATTCCCGATCTTCCGCCAATTCTTGACGAAGATCATGAAGGCTTCAAGCTTGGTCGTGGGCTTGTCGTCGTCCGGGCTGATCAGCGGGACGGCATCGGTAGCGTCGACCAACTCGACTTGAAGCTCGATCGTATGCTCGACCATCTCGGCGAGCCCGTCGCCATCCTCACCGCCCGGCTTGAGCCCCGGCCACGTCACGGGAATCCACAAGAGTGGGCGGGCGGTGAGGTCGAACGTGGACATGGAAACTCCCTATTTCGAGGTAAAGACGATCTCGTCATTACCCGTGTTCGGGAGTGCAGTCACGGGGAAGGTTCCCATCGTCTTGCCCTGCTCCTCGGACAACTCGATGTTGCCCGTGATCTGGAGCTTGGGGATATCGATCTGCACGATATTCCCGGCCACCACGCCATGGACGACCTGAGCCACCATCGTCGGCGCGGCGGTGCCCGGCGTCGAGGGCTTCACCTTCTGGAAGTAATCCTTCGTGGTGAGGTCGGGGATTTCGATGACGAGCTGCCCATTCCAACCACGGTTGCGATAGTTGACCCGGTCCAAGGGGTTAATCAGCGACCGGAATTGGAGGTCCGAGTTGCTGTTCATCGTGAAGGACCGGACGCCGCACGCATACCCGTCGATGGTGATAGTCGTGTTTTCCGTGCAGGCGAGGACCGGGTCGATATAGCCCGTGATGGTCGGATTACCGGGCACGACCTGAGACGCCAGCGCGGCCGGCGGGCGGCCGAGATAGTTGAAGTTGAAGAGCGGGAACTCGTCGTCCGTGATGGTGAAGCCGACGCTGGCCCGGCCGCCGATCGCGATCATGAGGAGGTCGTCGATATACCCGTAGTGGGTGGCCGACTTGATGCCCGACGTGATCGGGCTGATCGACACGCTCGACGCGCCGACGACCGGAGCGCCGAATCCGGCAATCTGGAGCGGCGTCATCCACGGCGGGATGGTGAGGCCGTTCGCGTTGCCGCCTCCATGGATTTCCATGTCAAAGGTAGCGCCGCGCTTGAAGGCCGCCATCGCCACCGGATCGGCGCCGAAGAACGCCTTTTCGATGTTCCGGACCTTCTGGTCCGCGTCCATGAACTGCGGCTGATAGTTGAGGACGCGGAGCGCATTGGCGCCCACGGTCGGCGCCGCGTCCGTCCCCTCCGTCGTCTCCAACTTCATGAGGATGACCTTGGAGAACCAATCCTTGTTCGTGCCGGGCATAGCGAGCGCTCCTTACTGCTGATCCGCGCCGCGCGCGGTTTCGATGTTGGCGACGATGTCGGCCTTCGTGTGGCCGTCCTCGACCGCGACGCCTTCCTTGCCCGCCTGGTCGACGAGCTGGTCGCGCGTCATCCGCTCCGAAACGGGAGGATGCTTGGCCGCTTCCTCGGCGCGCTCGGCCGCGAGGCGCGTCCCGGCGGCGGCGATGAAGCTGTCCGGAACAAGGCCGTTCGGGTCCGACGCTTCGCCGGCATCCGACAGGGCCTCGGCGCGGAGACGGAGGTTGACGGGATAGCCCCCCAGCATGGCAAAGCCCTGCGCGTTCGTCTCGGGCAGGGGAAGAGCGCCGGTTTCGACGGGCTCGGGAGCGGCGCTCGGCTGCTCGTCGACGGGCGCGTCGGGGGCGGTTTCGGGGATTTCCATCGTCCAAGCTCCTTGCGGGGAAGTCGAGCCGGACAATACGGGCCGCATGGATCAGCCGTAAGGCTGAAACCCGTTAGATGGAGACGCGATAGGAGGTCGAGAATAGGACCTCGCCCCACACGAGGCCATCGCCCGAGGCGCGGAGGAGATATCGCGCATACTGGAGCGGGCCAGCGGCGCGGTTCGGGGTCCACGCAATGAGTTGCCGAATGATGGCCTTCCGGGTCGCCTCCATGCGGTCGCGTGTGTCGCGATCCTGCCTCGCCGCCTGTTCGCAGAAGAGAACGGAAATCGTCGTCAGGACGCGCTGCGCGTGGCCGCCAATGAGCTGATTGGGCTGCGCCGTCTCGCTGGCGATGCTCACATATGCGGCGGGCGGAACGGCGGGGAAATCCTCGATCGCCTGCACCGCGTCGGCCACGTCCGTCACCGATACGAAATATTGGAGCAGCAAGAGCCGGTCCCGGACGTCGTCGAGGTCGACCGCGAAATCGAGAGGATCAGATGCCATCGAACAGGCTCACCAAATAATCGTTCCACGCCTCGCCTAGGTCCCGCCGGTCCTCGTCGTCAATGCCGATGAAGGGACGGGCCGGGAGGTTCGTGATCCTGCCATGGCCCCTAACCGTCACGGTGACAGGCTTGGGCAGCGGCACGCCGAACGCGGAATTTATGGTCCGCGTGTGCCGCACCACGACGGTTTGCCGGTGGGAGCCGAATTGATTGGCAAGAGCCTTGACCGGGTTTTTCAGGCCGTCCGAGCCTATCTCGACCTCGTTGTCCCGGACCTCATAGCGGATCGAATCGCGGAGGTCGCCCGTATCCGTGAGCGTCTTTCCCAGCCCGGCGCGGGGCTGGCGCGGCCCTCGCCGGCCGACCGAAAATCCGCCGGCTCGCCGGGACTTGGGCCACGGCACCCCGCCCGGCCCCTTCTCCTCGTCGAAGCGTCGCAGCGTCGAAGCCTCCAGCACGGCGCCCGCGATCCCGAGCAGCGGCGCCGGGTGCTCGCCGAGGTTCGTCAGGCGCCGGGCGACCCTGAGCGCGTCGTCCAGCCCGTGGACCTCGACCTCGGCGGAGAACCCGGCCATGGCTCAGGTCCCCCGGCGCCAGCACGCCCCCGCCGGGCCGCCGACGAAGGGATAGAGGTATCCGTCCATCGAACCCGTTCCGGCGAACACGGGCGGATTCCTGTCGTTGCTCGACGCAGCGTTGCCGAGCGCGCCCGTCACGGGGTCCGGCGCGGTGCCGCCTTCCTCGATCGGGAGCGTAAGGTTGCCCGCGACCACGTCCTTGAGTTGCGCCCGCGCGAGGTCCGCCGCCGCCTGGACGGTGTCCGTCACGCGGTTCACGTCAACATGGAGCTGATACCGCGCGAGGTTGCGGACCCACCCCTTGATGATGCGGGGCGGGCTCGCGACCGGCGTGACGTACCGCTTGCCGATGTAGGAATCGACGACCTCGCTTGCGTCGTCCAGCGCGTCTTGAACCTTCGCGCTGTCATACGTCACCGCGTCGCCGGGACCGGGCGCGACCTCGTTGGTGAGCCGGATCGTCTCGCGCTCTCCGAAGAGCGAGACATATTCTTGGACGGTCACATATCCCATCGGGAACCCTTCCTTGAAATGCCGTCGACCATAGCACGACGAGGCTTTCTCAGGCGCACCTTAACCATCAAAACACAAGCCCAAGAGCGGATGCGACCTGCGGGCGCGTGATCCAGCGATATTTAAAACGCGCATCAAGTTGATGGCCGAGGACGTTGAGATGAACGTCGGGAGTTGTTTGCGTCGACTGATATGACGGCGGGACAATCCCCGCCGCGACCGCCGCATAGTCGTTGCTGGTCGGGGTAAATCCCGGTTGGATTATTGCGGCGTCGGCGAGCGATCTCGATGAAGCAAGGTACTTCCGGGACGGAATGTTGAATACCCCGAATTCACTGTCGAGCCATGCCTCAAGTTGCGCGATCCGGTTCCCCATTGCTGTACCGGGAGCCTCGCTCATTCCTGCATCTAGGGTTCCCCAAGGAAGCAATCGTCCGCCGTGCGCCCGCATCGTCTCAGACTGAGCACGATACCATGCGAAAATATCATCCATCGACCGGGTGCCGCTCGCTATGAGCCCGAGGTCGTTACGACCCGCGCCTAGGAACATAATCCCATTCCAAGAAGCCTGCGGGGTGAATGGAATGATTTCTACTAGGCTCGTCACGCTGATCGCGGCCCCCGAGGAGGAGCGGGTAAAGACGACGTCGGTATCGCTTGGCGTCGGCGTGACGCGGGAGATTGTGCCTCTAACCTTGGTCCCGTCGAAGAGCCTTAGATCGACCACAAGGGTTAGCTGATCCGCCGACGTACTCCCGGCCCCTCTCAACGGCTGGATAGACAAACCGGTAAGATTTACCGATCCGCCGCCCGCCGGAATTACGCCGCCTGCGACGGTGCCTACCGCGTTGAGCCCTCCGGCACGCATAACAATCTCGTCTGTGCGCGCCCCCGAGGTGCCCCAGCTGGTTATTGGCTTGCCCAGCATCGTGGCTAGCAGGACGTCCCAACGCTGCGTCGTCGGGCTCGGAAGCTCGGCGCCATAGGTCAGGCTATCGCCTGCGGCGTAGAAGCCGCCTAGCGGCGTCAATGAAGTCGAATTTGCAAGTGCTGTCTCGATAACCCGAATCCGGGCATCGGTGACCGCGATATATTCGATGTCGAAGCCGATTTGGAACTGATTACCTGTTGCCGGACTCCCCGGCGTGAATCCGACCGTCGATGTCGGGCTAGATTGTCCATTGTTGTACATTCCGCCGCTGTCGGCCGGCCCTGAAATGTAAGTAACGACGTTGTCAGTCAATTTTGCTCCCGCCGTCGCGGCGCCGGGATGAAAGCCGGGCAGGTTCCCGGCGGCTATCGTGGGGTAGGAAGCGAGCCCACAATCCAAGACTAGGTCAAGATTGAATGCGCCGCTCGGGACGACGATAGGAATATTAACTCCTGTGATCGCCCCCGCCGCCGTCGCCTGACGTAGATACATCGTTTTCGATGTCGTTTGAGGATTGTTACCTCGCACTCTCTTGATAATTCCGGCCGATGGCGCGCCGGTCGCAAAGAAATACGATTGCGTATCAACGATTGTCCCGTTGACAGTAGAGTTAGCCGGACGCCCCACAACGGCAACGCCCGTGAGCGCGGTGGCGGTCGTATCAGCCTCGACTTTGGCGCTGTTGGCGGTGGACTCAATCGCCTTCACTCGCGAGGTGTTTACCGCGAGGTAATTGATCCGGACGCCGAGCTGGACCGTGATGCCGCTATTCGGCGTCGACGAAGTAAAACTCGAAACATTGCCGGTGACACTGTTTTCATAATATGACAACCCAGATGGGCCGGTAAAGGTAAGGGCGGAGTCCGCCGACGAGCCCGACGAACCTCCCGGATGAAAGCCAACGAATTGCCCGGCGGCGATCGGAATCGGCGTGGGAAGCGTGACGTCAAATGCCCCCGGCGGAACGGTGACGGCAACATCCGTGCCGACTTCTGTGAAGGTGTTTCCGCTCTTGCTCAAAATCTTGAGCGGGAACGTCGCACTAGCAACCTGAGGATTGAAGCCAAAAACGCTTGTGACCTGTCCGGCCTGCGCTGCGGGGGTCGCAATCGCGCGCGTCAACTTGCTCGCATTCGACCCGGTAACGCCGGGCGTGGCGGGAATTCCAACGATCTGATTGTCGGATTGGCTCTGTAGCGCTGTGGAGAGAGTTGCCGCAGTGACGCCTGCGGCGGTCGCGCTTGCTTGAGCCTGGTCGACGAGAGGTTGTACATTGGCGACGACTATTCCGCTGATTGTCGTCGCATCGGCGAAAACTCGCCCGCCCAAGGTGGCATTGTCCCCGAGGCGCAGCGCCCCAAGGGTTGTGTCCATGGCGAGGTCGCCGAGGCCCAAAACGACATTGACGAAGGCGTCAGAGGTGTTGTGGGGAACAAGAAGGGGATTGTCAGGCGGAGCCGATGCCATGGAGAACCTCGCGAGAAAGGGCGCCTCCGCTATATCCGGAAGCGCCCTCCTTGCCTATCGGCCTCCGCAGGGCCTCGTCAGGGCTCGAAACAGCTTAGATGCAGGTTGATATTGCCCGGCGTCGGATTGATCGACAGCGCCCCCGTGAGCAGCGCGAGGAGGCCGGTTGATTGGCGGATGATGCGGAACGTCGCCTGTGTGTTCGTCGGCACGCCGCTCACCTGTACGTTGTAGCTGTCCGAGGTCGATGCGCTCGGGTCCTCTACCAAGGCTTGGCACACCGGCACGACCCCGGCCGGGAACGCGGTCGGATAGGTCCACGCATAGGAGGAGGTCGCGACACCCGTGACGCGTTGCTTCCTTATCTTGGAGCAATGCGTGTGATTGGCCGGCGCGAATTGGTTCATCGCCGTCCCGATGGAGGCCGTGTCGGCGATGCATGTGGGAGTGGTCGTGGCGACGGTGGGGATTTGCCCCTGCACCGTCGCGATATCCGACTGCGTCGCGGGCGCGAAGAGCCCCGATACGGTCGCCTGTGCCAGAGCCGGGCCGGCGCAGAGCAACGCCAGCGCGGCGAGCCCTGCGCCCCGGATCATTTGACTTGCCCGGACAGGATCACGGGCAGGGTGGCGGGGATCGCGTAGGACGTGCAGCTCGTCGAGAACAGCAATTGCGCGCCTGCGGTGAAGCCGAGCGGAATAGGCCATGCTTTGTCGAACCCATTACTTGCGGGGACGGGATAGCAATAACGCGTCAACGACGCAGTGAGTGCCGCGCCGCCGGTGGGCGTGGTCGCCGAATCGTACAGCACCACGAAGCCCGCCGTCGTCCCGTTCACGAGATTGACGCTGTAGACGTTCCCGGCGCTGGCCTTGAGGGGGTCGGCCGACGCATTTGCGATCGTCGTGGCGGCGATGCCATAGGCGGCGGTCGCGCTCGGCGTGTTGAGCGTCGGGAACTGTGTGTCGCTGTTCGGGACGACCGAAAGCGAGGTAGCTCCCGTCTTGGCGCCGAGGCTCGCCGGGATCTTGGAAGACAGCCCCGAGAGCGTGGTTTCGGTCGACGCGCCGGCCGGGAGAGCCGACGAATTCACGACCACGCCATTCGTCGTTCCCGGCGTGGTCTGGTCGATCCCGACCCGGCCGATAATGTTGCTCCCGGTGACGAGCGGCGCGGCGAGCAGGGCGCGGACCTGTTCGATGCGCGCATTCAGCGTACCGGCGGCCGGGCTGGCGGCGGCGCCGATGTCGACCACGGAACCGGTGGCGAACGCGCCGGACACCGCCGTCACCGCGCCACCCGAACCTCCACCGCTGCTCCCGGCGAAGATGGAGCCGTCCGGGAGGACGATGTTGACCGGGGCCACGGACTTAGGTGTCCCGCTCGGCGAGACGTAATTCGGTTGCGTCACCGTGATTTGAGCCGCCGCCGGGACGGCAAGCGCGAGGGCCGCGAGGCCGGCGAAGATGGATCGGAAAGAGATACGCGCCATGACAGGCCTTTCACGAAAAAGGGGGCCGGCCGGGATGCGGCCGACCCCCGTGGAGGATCACATATCGATGATGGTCTAGGCGCCGCCGCTCTGCTCGGGGGCGTTGGCGGCCTCGTCGCGCTTCGCCTGAATGGCAGCGGCGCGCTGAGCGTTCGTCTTGACGCTCTCGTCGAACGTCACGCCCTCGGCCTGCGCCACGGCATTGAGCTGGTCCGTCTTGAGCTTGTCGAGCGGGAGGTCCTTGATATCCGCATAGACATCGTCCTCGACGTCGTCCTGCCCGACGGCGTCCTCGCCCTGCGTCTCGCGATGGCGCTCGATCACGGAACGAAGCTCGTCGTCGCTCACCTTGGAGATATGGGCGGCGGTCGCGGAAAGCGCTTCCGTCTCCAGCTCGGCACGCGTCATCGAACCGATGTCCTTGTCGAAGCCGCCGGCCGGGATGACGATCGTCTTGGCGGGCCGAGACGCCGAGAAACGGCCCGTCGTCACGAGATATTGGACCGTGCCGGAATCGACCTTTTCGTCGAGCGGGTCGCCGAGGCGGTAAACCGTGTCGTCGACCTCGTCGCCGTCGAACTGAGCGTAAAGCGGCTTGCGATCCATAGCGGGTTCTCCTTGGTGAGCCTGAGCTTATCGTCGGGGCGGCCCGGCTGGACCGCCCTCCCGGAAGATCAGATAACCGAATTGAACAGATAACCCGCGAACGGGGCGACGAGTTTCTCGACGAGGCTCTCGCCCGTGAACACGCCCACACCGCCCCACAGGCCCATCTCGCCGGGGCGATACGCGTTCTCGCCCGAGACGATCGACCCCCATTGGAAGGTCGACAGGAAGTTGGGGGAGTCGACGCTCAGGCCCATGCCGTCCGGACCCATGGGCCCTTGATAGTGCAGGGCGAAGGAGTCGGGCCAGATGTTGCCCGTGGTGAGCGTCTGGCCCCGCTTCGACGTCTGCTTGATCGTGTTGCCCACGATGATGCGGTCGAGGCCGAACGCGTTGGCGACCTCGGCGTCGGAGACGCGGCGCCCGCTCTCCAGCGAACCGCCGAGCGCCACCGCCACCTTGGGATGCCGCCGCAGCACGTTCATGACACGCCGCGACGTGACGCCCACATTCGGCGGGATAAGCATGGTGGCGGCGGCATCCGTCACCGCCTGGACCGGGTCCGAATTGGCGAAATCGGTCCACTTGGTGCCGGCCGAAAGATCGGTCGAATAGCCCGAGGTATAGTTGCCCAGCGTCATCGCCAGCGAGGCCACCCGGATTTCCCGGTTCAGCTGATTCTGGTCAATGACCTGACGCACCGCGCGGGCCTTGAGCGGGAAGGGGATCGACTGCCCCCGTGCCGCCGCCTCGTCGCGGAACGGCACCTTCTTGAGGATGCCGTAGTCCAGCGTCTCGCCGGCAATCTCGGTCGCGCTGTCGACGATCTCATTCAGTCGGCCGAGCCGGTCGATCTGGTTGTCGTAGACGGTGAACGCGTCCTCGACCTTGAAGGCCGGGTAGCGGAACAACGGAGCGTCGACGGAGATACGCGGCGCCACGCTCTCGGCGACATAGCCGCGAGCGGCGGCGTTCACCGCGCTATAGTCGATCGCGATGGCGACGAGCGCGGGAGTGATAACAAAGGGGGCCTGAGCCATTGCGATCGACCTTTCGAACGGTGAGCGGGGTTAGAGGATGAACGGGGCGATTTCGACGGAGCCGATGTCGCCGACGACGCCGGACACCTCGGCGAAGCCGCCGCAAAAGGTTCCGGTCGCGGTCGCCTTGATGGCGCGGCCCGAGGCGTCCGAGGTGAGCGGATCGCCACGGGTGACGGTGCCGCCATAGACGATGTCGGCGATGTTCCCGATCTTGAACACGCTGCACCGCTGGCCCACCGCCGTATCGATGTCCGCCGAGACGCCCGCGATATGCTTAGAGCCGTCGACGGCCGGGATGCCCGTGCCATCGGCGGCGCCATAGTTGACGAAGCGACGCGCCAAGATGGCGGTCGTCGCGGTGAGGGACTTGGTGAGGAAACCGGTCGTCTGACCCATGATCGTCGCTCCTAGCGCGAGGTTGAGAGGCGGGGTTTAGGCGGCCGAAACCTGCTCGATCGCGGCCTCAAAGGAGAGAGACTTGTCCTTCTCCATGAGCGCCTTGGCGGCCGACGTCAGCTCGCCCGCCGTCTTGGGCTTGTCGCCCGTGGCGGTGAACTCGCCCGAGGGCGATGCCGGCTTGTCGCCGATCGGGGCGCGCTTGGGGAGCGCGTCCGTCAGGAACCGCGCCAGCGCGGCGGAGGGCTGGCCCTTGTCGTCGGCCGCGAACTCCAGCTCCGCCTGGTCGAGCGCGTTGAACACGAGCTTGAGCTTGGGCGCCTCGGCCGGGAGGACCTTGCCGGCGGCGACGAGCGCATCGACGGCGGTGGCGTTCGACGCCTCGAACTGCGTCTTCACGCGGGCCGCGAATTCCTTTTCGCGCGCGTCGGCGGCCTCCTCGCGGGCCTTGATGGCGGCCTCGGCGGCGATCTGCTCGGGAGTCTTGTCCATGGTGGCGTTTTCCTTGCTGGCGAACTGGTAGTGGACCGGGGTCGGCGCCCCGGAAAAGACGACGGCATCGGCCGGGTCGCCGTCGACGAGCAGCTCGTCGGTTGCTGCATCGAACGCGAGCGCCTTTTGCAGCGTGCCCATGCCGGGGATACCGGGGGCGGCGGCGCCGAGCAGGCCGAGATGACGGAAGGACCACTTGCCGGGGCGCGGGTTCGCCTCGTGGGTCGGGTCGAAGAACGCGGCGGAGCGGTTGAGCCATTCGCCATTGGCGACGCCCTGCTCCGCGACCTCGTTGAGCTTCACCGTGCCGAACAGGCTGTTTCCGACCGCGCGGAGCTTGCGGATAATGCCAGCCGCCGGAGTGTCGCTCTTGGGGTGCCCGAAGCAAACCGCCGCAGGGGCCGTTTCGCAATCCTGCGTCGCGACCTCGGCGAGTATCTCCGGGGTGATGCCCCGAGACGCCTTTCCGCCCACGCGGAACAACTCGATTTCTTTCTCGACCATGCCAGAGAATTACCCCGCGCGCGGAGCGGTCGTAAGGCTGAAAGAAACTGGCGCACCTCTTTGGCCTCTTGCGCAATGCCAATGCACGATGTACGCACTGTCTTGCTCAAGGAGGAAAAGGATATGTCGTCTCAGATTTCACTGGTCCGCGCGGCCGAGCCGGTCGGCTCGCGTCGCTTCCTGTGGACCAAAAACCCGTCCGGCTTCGACGTGTATGGTGGCGTCGTGGTCCGTCTCGATCCGGAAGAGGGCTTCCATGGTTCGCGCGGCGTGATGGCTCATTTCGGCTATCACGACACGCTTGCGGGCCTGCTCGAAGAAATCGACGACTTCAACGCCGAGGAGGCCGTCCACTATGGCGACCGTGACACCCCGCCCGACACGCCCTGCATCGACACGGCGTTCCATGACGGGGAGATGGACATATGAGCCGCCTCGTCGACGACATGCGCGCCCGCGCGCGGCACGTCGCGGGTTGCTCGACCGGCTATCGGATGGCCCGCGAGCTGGAGGTCGCCCGGATCGCGGATCGGCTGGCCCATGCGCTGCGCCTCGCCGCCACGCTGGAGGAGGAACTCGCCCTCCAAGAGGCCGACTTGGCCCGGTCCTACGCGAGCCGCGCGGCGTGATGCGCGACGGGCTCCGGTTCATCATCACGACCCACCGGAGGTTGTCCGGAGCCCGTCTGAGCCTTCACGGCCATTGGGGAAATATCCCATACGAGACGGTCGAGTCCGCGCGCGATGCGGCTCGGGCTCTCGCCGGTTCGACACCTCACTCAATCGAAAGGGAAAGCCTGTGATCCTCCACCTGATCCTCACCGCCGCATTCGGCTCAATGCTCGGATGCAGCCTCCTCACCATCGGCTATTGCCTGTGGACGTTCCGGCTTAGCATCGTCTCGGCGCTGCTCCGCGAGACGCCCCTCCAGCTCCACGAAAGGCGAGTCCGTCACGCGATGAAGGAAATCGAGCGCGTGCGGAGGATCGGTCGTTGAGCCGCTGGAAATATTTCCCCGAGCGGGTCGACCTCCGTTCCGAGGATCAACGCGTGGTCATCACGCCCCACCTCGTCAACAGGTTCGGCCGCCTCGTGTCGTTTCTGCCCGGCAAGTCCATGAGCTTGGACATCTTCAAATATGCGTCCGGGGAGGCGAGGCCCGGCGTGATCATCGACAGCGCATCCGGGGTCGCTTCGCTCGTCTTCCTCCCGACCGCCGACGAGTTGGAGGCCATGGGCCGCATCTGCGGCGAGATGGCGGCCGAGATGCGCCGCGTCGCGGGTGAGATGGCGGCCGAGGAAATCGCCAAGGCCCTCAAGAAATGAGCCCCGAGCTGACCCCGGATCAGCGTCGGGAGTTTCCTGCGCTCGCGATGATGTTCGATCAGCTCGCGGCGCAGGGCTTCCTTGTCGATCCGATCGGCTTCAATCCGACGATCTACGCCCGCGACATCGCCCGCGAGATTGTCACCGCCGTCACCCGCGCGGACGCGAACTTCCGTCACGTCATCGACGAGATTGCAGCGCTCCCGCCCCGCACGATCTTCGTGCAACACGTTCCCGAGGAGGAGAAGCCTTGACCCCGCGCGAAAAAGCCGAGGCCTGCTATCGGCTCGCCCGGTCGACCGAACACGCGGGAGAGCGCGACGCGGCCATCGGCCGGGGCGACGCGATCTGCGACAAGCATGGCCTCGACAAGGCGACGTTCGAGGTGCCCGGCCGGGCTAAGCCCAAGGTGGAGGCTCGATTCGAGCGCGCCAATTTCAGCTATGCCCGGACGCACGAATATGGGGCGCGGAGCCGTTCCCAGACCGCCGACGACTTGTTCGCTGAGGTGGCTCGCCATATGGGCGAGGGTGACGCATGGGCGGAGGCGATGCGCAGCTTCGCGCGCGCGGCGAGCCTTGATCCGGCCGAGGTCGAACGCTCCAGACAGGCCCAGGCAGCTAGGTTTCGCGAGCAGACGGAACCCTTGAAGCGCAAAGCGGAACAGAGCCAACAAGCGGCGGCGCTGGACGCGGCTGACAAGCTGAGCAAGCGCGGGTTCGTCGTGACGGCGCTCGGCGGGACCGTCACTTCCCGGCTCGGCTGGTATGTCACCTATCAGGGACGCACGGAACACGCGACACACGCACAGCTCCTTGCGCTCTGGAAGAGGGTCGCCGATCGCGAGGTTGAGCGTGCCGAGGCCAAGGTTCGGGCAGAAAACTTGAAGCGGTGGGCCGCCGAGGGGGTCCACTTTACGTTCGACGAGGGCGAGGAGTGACGGTCGACCTCTACACGGACGCGGGCCTCAAGAACGGCGTCGGGACGTGGGCCTTCGTCCTCGTCGTGCCGGGGGTCGAACCGATTGAGGCATCGGGCCGATTCCGCAAGGACGGGCTGGCGTGCGCCATCACGGCCGAGTTGCGCACGATCGCTAATGCCCTGCACCGGCTCAAGCGTTCTGGATATGTCGTGTCGGGGACAGAGGTCCGCGTCATCACCGATTGCAAACATGCGGTCGAGCGCATCAAGGGCCAGAGCTTCAAGCGGACCACGCCGCGCATGGCCGAGGCGCTCGCGGCGATCGAGGCGCAGGCCGTGGGCCTCGTGCTGATCCCGCAATGGGTGAAGGGTCATCAACCCGAGAACAGCACCGATCCGCGCGCGGTGTGGAACCGACGGTGCGACGCGCTCGCGACCAAAGCCCGAGCTCTGCCCCGGCCGACCACGGCCCGCCGGCATCATTCGATTGCCAAGAAGCTCATGGGAGCCGCGACATGACGAAGGGACGCACGCCGCCCGCGCTGGAGTGGATGCTCAGGCTCGGCAAGCTGGACCGGGAGGAGCGCCTCCTTTCGCTCAGGATCGTTGACGACCTCGCCCCGGTGCGTTTCGTGGTCCGGCTCGGCGAGGTCCGCCGGCTCGTTGTCTCGGCCGCGCTGATCAACGATTGGCCGATCGCAACTATCGAGCGATACCTCGCTGCGGCCGACGCGCGCGAGGACCACGTCGATTGGCTGGCCCTGTTCAAGGAAGGGCTCGCCGAGGTCGCGAGGACACACGCATGACGAAGGTCAATTGGGCCTGCATGGGCCGTCCTAGGCCCCGCATCTCGGACAAGGAGAACGTCGAGCGCAAGGAGCTGTACGACGAGGGCCTCGGGGACCGGGAGATTGCCCGCCGACTCCAGCTCCATCCCGCGACCATCGCATCGTGGAGAGAAAAGCGCGGCCTCAAGCCGAACTACGCTTGGAACCCTCACCGGCATTTCGTCGACAGAGACGAGGACCAACGGCGGCGGATTCTGCTCGCCAGCAACCTCACCGATCGGCAAATCGGAAGCATCGTCGGACGCGACCGCACCTCTATTCGGGACTGGCGGAAAATCCGTGGCCTCAAGGAGGGCTTTGGGAACGTCGATATCCGGCCCGAGGTAGTGTCCATCGCGAAAATGCATAGCATCATCGCCGATAACTCCCACGCCGATTGGCTTGAAGAGATGGGCGCGACCGTGTCCTACCTGTCGCTATGATCCTTGAGGAGGTCGATTTCCCGCTCGTGGCGATCGGCCGCGAGGTGTGGTCCAAGCGCCGGCCGGCCGCGCTCCTCGTGGCGGACAGCCCGGTTGTCGCGCGACAGGTGACGGCGACTCTCAACGCTCAGGCCGAACATGAGGCGCCGTTCTGCACGGCCGAGCGCTGGTTTCGCCGGCAATGACGATCGTGCAGGACATGGCCGCAGCGCTGATCCGCGAGCGACAGGCGCACGCGGCTAAGCGACACATTCCCGGCTTCTCGCCGCCATTCCGCGCCGTGTTTGTGGTCTACGCATGGGATGCGTTCGTCGCCGACATGCGCGGGAGGTTCGGCCCTGACGTCGACCTCACCCGATTCGAGGGGTGGGATGTCGAGCCCTTCCCCGCCTCGGGCGGCTTTGTGATCCGACGCTCATGACATGCGAGCGCGTCACCCTGCCCGGTGGTCAAGCTGCGATCGTATGCTCGACGACCCGCCGTTGCCGTTGCGGCCGGCGGGCGACGAAGCTCTGCGATTGGAAGGTTCCGGGCCGCAAGTCGGGTACGTGCGATCGACCGATATGCGATCGCTGCACAACACAGCCGGCCCCGGACAAAGACATATGCCCGGACCATGTGTCCGCCCTTGAAGCATGGAAGGCGTCCCGGAAATGAGCGATTTCGACGACGACCTGTTCGCGGTGCGCCCGGCCGAGGAAAAGCCCGCTGCGCAACCTGAGCCGAAACCGCCTGTCCAGGCACCGCCGACTCCCGCGCCCAAGCGCCTACCATGGAAGCGCAACCCCGGCCATCTGCCCGAGGAGGCCAAGGGGAAGCGCGTCGTCGTGATGCTGGAGAATGGCCGGGTCCACGGTGACACCCCGGTCAACACGGACTCCAAGCTCGGATGGGATGCCGAAACGACCCGCTGGTCGAAGCCGCAAAATGAGTACGACGTCCGGCTTTACTACGTCCTATAGATCGTGCATTGACGTTGCGGGCGGGTTTCATCCCCCTGTGCCCGTCCACCTTGAGCCCGAGCCGGTCCCCACGCCCCTTCCGGGGGCCGGCTCACCCTCACAAGCCGGCGTGGCTCAATGGTAGAGCATCGCTTTCGTAAGACGACGACGCGGGTTCGATTCCTGCCGCTGGCTCCAACCGCTCAAGCCCCGATCCCGAACAGCTTGGCAATCGCCGCCGTGACTTGGTCGAGCGCTTGCGCCGCAAGCTCGGCGTTCCATGCCTGTTGCCCGCGCTGATAGGTCGCGGCCGGGTCCACAGGGCGCATACCGGGCATGAGGGATTGGTTGGTGCCCGCGACCGCGTCGACGAGCTGTTGCCCGAACGGGAGCGCCGGGGAGGCGAACACAGGCTCGCCTAGACGCGCCTCGCGATCCGCAAGCTCCTCGTCGCTCGTGATCCCGTCCTTGTAGCGGGCGAGCTGCGACCGGGTCATCTGCACCACGCCACACCGGCACCGAAAGCCGAGCGGTGGAAACCACCGGGTCCAAAAGTCGTGGTCGATGGGCAGGATGATCCCATCCCATGCCCGATGATCGCTATGGGGCGACTTGGGTGGGTGGCGGACCCGGTCGTCCTCGGCCGTGAAGGCGCGGAGGTAGGGGAACGCCGCCTTGGTCGACTGATACCGGCTCCAGCGCCCGGCGGCGCGGCCCAAGCGGAGGTTCGTGTCGTAGATCAGGGCAACGCGGGTAGCGATGGAGCCGTCGTCCCCCTTGAGCCATCCCTTTTGCTTGAGGATCGGCGTGACGAGCTTGGAGAAATCCTCCTCCGTGCCGGATCGGCCCACCACGTCGACGAGGGCGAAATAGAGGTCGTCGGCGATGTCGGTTCCGGCCGTCTGTGCCGCAGTGAAGGCCCGGCCGTATTCCTGCGGCGCTAGGTCCCTGTAAGACCCGATGGCCTGCGGCTCCTTGGCGAGGAGCCACTCCTCGATATCGGCCGCGCCCACCTGTAGCGGGAGGAGGTTGCCAGCCGGGGCGCGAAACAGCGTCAACGGATCAGCCACGCGTAGCAGAACCGGAACTTGAGCGCCTCGATCGCTCCAACGAGCGCATTGGAGAACGGCGGTTGGCTCCATACCCCGTCAGTCATGCCCTCATGGTCCACCGTCGCAATTGCCACGGCGCGGACCCGGCCCGCCTTCGCGTCGGCGAGGACTTGCTCAAGGATGCGGATCGCGTCCTTACTCGGGTCGGATTGTTGAATGAGGCTTACGGGGTCGGCCATGGGGCCTAGATACGCGAAAGGCCCCGCCGTTTCCAGCGAGGCCCAACCGGCGGCTATGTTCGCGAATGGCGCATGGAGTGACCGCTCTCCATGCTATCGCCTACTCCCGGCCTCTCCCCGCTCCCGCATCTCGCGTCGGCGGATCAATGAGGCCGGTTTCGCTCGGAATCACTCGACCTCGGGAAGACGCTCGGCGAGCGAAGCGGTTGCGCCGGCCGTGATCGTGGAGACAATCTCGTCGACCGCGCTGACACTGCCCCACACGGAGACGGAGATGTCGCGGCTCTCGTCGTCGGGCAACAGGTCGACCAACGCGTCGGCGTTGGCCTGAGCGGCGGCGCGGTCCTTCTCGTGGATCGGTTGCGCCTGGACGACCTTGTCCAGCTCGGCGGCGACGGCGGCCTTGGCCTCGGCCTTGTCCTTGCCACGGGCTGCGAACGAATACGACACGGGCAATCTCCCTGAATTGGTGGCGGGGGCGGGATTTGAACCCGCGACCTCCAGCTTATGAGGCTGGCGAGCTACCGGACTGCTCCACCCCGGCGACCGGGTCGACATAGCTCATGATGGGACGGGAGGAAAGCCGGGTATCTAATCCGGTCGCTCCGTCTGGCGGTGAGCGCCGCGTCCGCGCCCCTCCTCCCGTATAGAGGGCCGCCGCCCTGTCCCGAAACTCTCCGAAAGGGGCGGTTAGGCCGGCGTCCCGGCCAACGTCATGCGGATCGCGCCGCCGTCTGCTGTCCCGCCCCGCTCTCGGGGGTTATCTCTGGTCGAGGGGATTTCTGCATGGGCCGCCTACCGCCCTGTCCCCTCGCTCGGCTGGCTGTTCGCTCTTGGGCATTTCATCCCGAGCCGTTGTCGCCATCACGTCGCGCGCTGTTCCGACTTCAAAGCCTCGCCCCGCACGATGGAGCATAACGCTTGCGCATCCTGTGCCAGACAAAGAACGGCCCGGCAAGTCCGAGAACTGCCGGGCCAGTTTTAAGGAGAGGATGCCTAAAGGCCCGGCCTATGTGTCAGAATGGATCGCGCTGCTCAAGCCTCTTTCGGCGGGCGCGCTCCCGGCGGATCATGCGGCGCCTGTCAGAGCCTCGGATGAACGGGACGGGCACGTCCTCCGCCAGCGTGCCATTGCGCGGGTCGAGCCGCCCATATTCCAAGGCGGAGAGGATGCCCTCGGTTCCGCCTTGGAGCCGGGACATTACGCCGTGACCTCTTCCTCGGCGCCGATCGCCGCGCCAGCCCGTTCGGCCAACATGGGGAGCGCGGTGAGCCGGGCCAGCCGGTCAACCGGGAGCTGTTCCATGGCGCCGAGGATGGCGATCCGGGCGCCCTCGATCGTCGTCACCCCTTGGAGGTTCTGGCGCAGCACCTCGCCCATGGCCTCGAACACGGGATCGGCCTCCTCCGTGAGCTTGGAGATAAGCCGGTCGATCGCCTGCTCGTCGGCGGCCGAGAACGCATAGGTTGCGGGATCGGTCGAACTGGCCTTGATCGGCTCGAACGTCTCGGGGCCGAACCGCAGCTCGCCGGCATAGGGAACGACCTTCGCGAGGTCGACGCTCGCGCCGTCATAGGTGAACGTGACGTGGGGCGCATATTCGTCGAAATCGTGCGACGCGCCGCGCTCGACCATGCTGTCGTGGCGATACTGGATGTCCGGCGAGTAGAACCGCAGCACGATCGCGCCGTCGTCGCCGAGGGCGCACACCGCGCGCGGCCCGCCCGGCGCCACGTTGAGCGTCCCGTCCTCGTTGGACTGCCACGGCGCGCCCATGTCGAACCAATCGACCGGGGTCCGGGAGTAGAGGACCGTGACATGCATAACCGCCGCCGGGACGGGCGACTCGAAGCCCTGAGACTTGGCCCATGCGATCAGGTCGGCCGTGTTGAGCAGCTTGCGGGAGACGTAGAGCGGTGCTGTATCGCCCACGTCGAAGGTGAGCTTGGCCTTGGCAATCTTCGCCCGGTCCCCGTTCTCGTTGGCCGCAACCGGTGGCTGTCCCGGCACCGCCTTGGCCTGCGCCAGCTTCGCGGCGTTGTCCGCCTTGTCGGCCTCGCTCAGGCGGTCCAGCTCATAGCCGTCGCCGTAGACCTCCTTGACGCTGTCCTCCGTCCGCTTGATCCCGATGCCGTCGAGGGTCGCGTCGCGCGTCGCCACGGCGCCGAGGTCCTCGGGATCGTCCAACACGCGGAAGACGGTCGGCGGAGCAACGTCCGGTCCATGGTTCCACCGGGTCAACCACTTCGCGAAGGTGCGACCCAACGCGGCCGAGATTAGGTCGCTGTCGGCCTTGACTATTTCGTCCTTCACGTCGTCCTGTACGTCGGATTGACCCGAGCCCAAGCCCGTCGCCATGCGGCTCGACGTGCCTGGTTGACCCAGCACAACGCACCGAATCGCGTCGTTCTGCTCCCCGACGAAGTCCTTGTAGGAGCTGGAGCCCGCGCCGCTGCGCTCCGCCTCGATAAGCTGGAGCATATTGTTCGAGAGCGTGCCCTCGGGGACAAGGACGGCCCTGTCCTGTCCCACGGCGACGGCGGCTGCGAGGCGGTCGCTCTTCGCCCGCGCATCGTCTTTTTCGGCCGCCGGGAATTCGATGGCGACGGTCGGCATCCCGAACTTTTCGAGGTAGAGCGCCCAAAACTGGAGCGCGGCCCGCTTGAAGAAGATCGGCCAGTAGCACCAATGGGCCAGCCCGAGGCCGTAGAACGCGAAATCGTGGGTCGCGCCGGTTCTCAGAGAGACGAACTTGTTCGGCGGAAGTTGCTGCCCCGTGATGCCGGCGTAAGGCGTGGAGACGAGCCGCAACTCGCCCTCCATGGTGAACCCGAACCATCGCCGATCAGGGATGATAATATCCGTGAGCCACACGATGTTGCGGCCCTTGTAGACCCGCATATCGTACATGCCTTCGCCCACGCCGTACCCGAACCATACCGCCCAATGGAGCCCGCCCGTCACCCGGTCGAAATCGATCTCCTTGAGCATCTGACGGAATTCGTCGGCGGCGAGGACGGAGCGCGGGTCCTTGTCGTCGCCCGGCGCGACCTCCCAGTCCTTCGACGTGATCGCGAGCCGGCGTTGCTGCATCGCGCTCGCGGCGGCGTCGTCGTCGAGCAGGCGATCGTAGAGGGCGAGGCCCTGTCCGCCCTCGCGCTTGAGGATGACGTCGTCATTCTCGGCGATGGCCTGCAACCACGAGTTGGGGAGCCACGCCGTGTCCCCGGAACGGCTCACCATGCCGGCGATGGTCGGCTTGGCCTCGTCGTCGCTCGGGGAGCCTTCGCGAATCGGGCCGACCGCCTCGGGGCCGCGCATCACGACGGCCTGCCCTCCGATCGGGGCCAGCATCGTGCCGCGTGCGGAATCGAACTTGTATTTCGCGTCGCGCCGATAGTCCTCGGGGGTCGCCATTACCCTAAAATCCCTCGCAAGATTGACCCGGCCGACCCGAACCCGGCGCCCGCCGCCTGTGGCTCGTTATCGCCGAATGAGTATCGCGAGTCACGCTCCGCAACGGCAAGCGTCGTGCTGCGCCCCGCGCTGGCGCTCTCGAACGGGCCATCGTTGGCGACGGACAGTTCGTTGAACGCGTCGGAGAACGCGTCGACCTGATCGTCGTGGGCGCCGGTCGGGAAGGAACATAGCTCGTCGAGGAAAAGCTCGATCCACGGGTCGACGCCTTCGTCGGGCGGCCCTGAGTTGACGAGGTAGACATGCCCATATTCGGCTTGGATCGTGGACGGGAGGGCTCGGGCAACCTTCGCGTGCTGCTCCTTGCCGCCGGGGCGTTCGGCCTTGATCGGGAAGCCGGCAAGCGCCGTGACATAGCTGTTCGTCTGGAAAACGCCGGCCTGTGCCGGGTCGATCGGGATGCGAACCACGGTGCCGACCGGGTCCAGCTCGGCCACGGCACGAACAAGCTTCTGGACCGCGCCGGGGCTCAGGCGGTCCCGCTCCACGTTTTCGATGTAATAATCCACGCCGTGACGGGCCAGCCTGAGCCCGGCGGTCCAGTCCGGATCGGTGCCGGCGAGAGCCTCGGACGCGGCGAAATCCCACGCCCTGCACCGGGTCAAGTGCCCGCGCGGCATGGACGACTTGGCGATGATCTTTCCCGCGAACCACGCCCGCTTGAACAAGCCGCCCTCGCGCGCCGTGGGGCGCTGCTGATACTGGCCCGCATAGGCGTAGGAACCCTTGGCCTTCTTGAGCCCCTCGACCACTTCGCGCGGGAAGCGCTCGGGGAACAGCAACTCCCCGTCGTATTCGCGCGGATCGGTGAAGAACGGGGTAGCGCCGGGGATCGGCTTGCCGTCCGGGCCAATATCCCGCTGGAGGTATGTGCGGCATCGCGCGTCGATCCGCTTCCCGCCCTCCTCGCGGTATTCCTCGAACTCCATGGGGAGGTTGAGGTGGACGTAGGGCAGGCCGAGCTTGAGGATCGTGCCCGACACGTCGTTCGCGTGAAGCCGCTGCATGATCACGACGATTGCCGACTTCGACATGTCGTTGAGCCGGTCGGGGATGGCCTCGCGGAACGTCTTCACCGCCGCCGGGCGCTGCGTATCGGATTCGCCCGCGTCGACGTCGTGGGGATCGTCGATGATGACCCTGTCGCCGCGTCCGCCCGTCATCCGCTTGAACGACCGGCCCTCGCGCACGCCCTGCGCCATGTTCTCGAACCGTCGGCCGCCCCACTTCTTCGCCGCCGCGACCTTGGCCCCGTACAGGCCTTGGTAGAGGTCGGATTCGACGAGGCGGCGCATCTTGAGATTGTCGCGGAGGACGTTGTCCAGGCCGAACGACGAGGCGAGGAAGCCAAGCGAGCCCGAGCGCGTGGCCCACTCCCACGCGGGCCAGAACACGGACACGAGGAGGGATTTCATCATGCCCGGCGGCACGTTGATCAGGAGATATTGGATCAGGCCGTCGCTCACCGCCTCAAGGTGTTGCGCGATGGCTTCGACCGCCCACCCGCACACGAAGTCCCGCCCCGGTTCGAGGATGCCCCAAAACTCCCGCACGAAGCCAATCAGGCTTGTGCAGCGGTCGCGGATAGCGTCGGCATCCTTGGCGATCCGGGCGCGGTCACTCGCCGCCCTGCGACGCGCAACCTCATGCTCATAGGCGGTGAGGCTAGGCCGCTTCCCTGTCGTTCGCAGCTCGCCCAGCGAGCTTTCGCGCAATGCGGCCATATGCCTCTAGCTCGTCGTCGTCGAGGACGGACAAGTCCTCCACCTGAATAGGCCCGCCATCCGGCCCCGATACCCCGATATTCGTGCGGAACGCCTGTACGTCAACATGCTTGCCCGCCATCTCCAGAAACCGGGCGGCGGCGGTGAAATTGCGCGCCTCGATCGCGAGGAGGTAGGACCGGAACGCCTCGGACAGGATCGTCTGAGCCGTGATGCCGAGCGCCTCGGCCCGCGCCGCCATGGCCTGAGCGATGGCCTTGAGGATCACGCCCCGGCGCATGATCCGCCAAGCGTTCTTGTGGGCGCTTTGCGGGCTCGGATAGTACGCGCACCGGATGGCCGCCTGTTTCGCGTTGAGGTCGATCAGATACTCGCGCACGAACTCGCGATCGTCGGGGCGGAGTGCGGCCTCCCATGGCTCAAGGCCGATATCGTCTTTTTCCGTCGTCACGGTGCAACCTTAGCGCAATCCGCGTGCATGGTGGAGTCCGCTCGTTTCATAGCGCGGCAATCCCGGTATCGGTGATGACGTAGAGCTTGCACGGGTGGCCGGGCGGGACCTCGCCCTCGTGGACCCGCACCGCACCGACCTCCTTGAGGAAGCGGATCGCGTCGCGTTGCTGATCCGTCACGCCGTCGCACCGGAGTGGCCCCTCCGCTAGGCGCCGCAAGACGCCTAGCGTGGTGGGGGAGAGCTTGCTCATTGCCCGCTCACCGGCTGGCCCGGCTCATTCGGGCCGACGTCCGTCGACGTGACATCGCACTCCACCGATGGACCCGTCTGCAACCGGGTGAGGATCGCGAACAGCTCGTCGGGCGTGTGCTGTCCGACGACGAACGAATCCTCGGCCGTACCGGGGTGGGAGATGACGATCGAAATCACCGTCTCCGCCCCGTAGTGCGCGGCATAGCGGGCGATGCCGTCCATCGCATCGGCCGAGCGCATCTTGAGTTGGTCGAGGAGGCTCATAGCTGCACCTCGGGTTCATCATCGTAGGGTACGCGCGACGAGAACTCCTCGACGGCGACGAGCAAGGCGCGTGTCTTGTCGTCGTTGACGCCCATGTCCGTCACCTCGCGGGCCGCGATGACGAGTTGCACGACATCGGGGGCCAGCGGGCGGCGGTGCCGGGCGAGCATCTGGAGCGCGCCGTCGTTGTCCGGGACGTATTCCGGGTCGGAGGGGTCGAACAGCATCCGGCGGGCGCGGTCGGCGGCATAGCCCCGGATCGTGATGCCGACGGCGAGGGCCTTGCGGTCGTCCTCCCTGATGTCGAGCATGGGCGAGGCGGCCACCCGAGCCGCCTCCCCGTAGACCTGATCCTCCGTCATGCGTGGCGCTCCCGCTCGGCCGCGTCGCGGTCATGGTGCAGGGAGATGACGGTTGCCCGACATCCGCCCTCGGCACGCTGCGACGGGTCTATTTCGATGACTGCGAACCGCTCGCCGTTGACGCCACGGTGAGGCGGGTCGAGGTCGGCGATTTCCCGATATTTCTTCATGCGCCCGCCCTCCGCATCCCGAGCGCATCGGCGACCGCGTCGACCCAAAGGCTCGCACTGTCCGGCCCGACATTCCAAGGCGGCAACCGCAAAATCGCATCGCGCGCCCGCTTCCGATCTTCCTCCGTGTAGACCCTCGGCACGGTCGGCACCCGCTCGCCCTTCGCATCTGGCACGCGGTGGAGCAGCGCGATCGACCGAAGCTCGATGCCGTCGAGCATCTCGCATTCGAGGTCCGTCATGGTCGCCAGCTCGTCGACCAGGCGCAGGCAGCGCCCGTGCATCTCGGGCGTCGTCATGAGCAGCGAGCCATCGGGCGCCGGACGGTGGACCGCGTCGATCACGGCCTCCATGATCCGGCGCGACCTGCGGGCGCGTGTATCGGCCCCATTCGCGTCGGCACGGGCCGCGTCGCGCTCCTTGGTGCGCTCGTCGAGATATGTCCGGAGGTTGTCGCGGTTGAGCGTCATCCCGGACAGCTCACCCTCAAGCACCGCGACCCGGCTGGCGAGCTTGCCGCACTCCGTGTTGCAATGGCCCAACGCGGTCCACATGCGGCGCACAATGCCCAGCGCGCGGACCCCATCGGCCTTGACGAACACGCCATCACCATGGCCGAACCTGTCGAGGACGTTGATCGTGATGGCAACGTCCTGCCCGAGGCTCGGGGGCTTGCTCACGTCGAGCTTAGGGTTGAGCGCCTCGGCCAGCTTGTCGGCCGCTTCCGCCAACGCATCACGCTCGGCCGTCACTTTCGCGAGGCGATCGTCGGCGGGAAGCTGGAGCCAAAGCCGCATCGCGCCGATGTCGCAGGAAACGCGGTTCGTGGCCGGATGATATTCGAGCTTCGCGCCATTCGCATCCTTGCGGAGCCGGTCCAGCGCGAGCAAGGCCTCGTTGCGTTCGCTCGCGACCTCCTCGAATTCCGCCGCCGCGTTGCGCCGATCGGCCTGCACCGCGTCGAACGACTCGACTAAGCTCTCATAGCGCTCCTTGAGGTCCGTCTCGACCATGCCGGCGACCTGAAAGAACTGCGGCCGGGTCGTGCAGGCGTCCAGCGCAACCGCGAGCGCGTGGATCACGGCCTCGCAGTCACGCGCCAGCTTGAGTCCAGCCTCCGGATTGAGCTTTTCGAGGCTCAGATAGACGATCGCATTCGACAGCCCCACCGCCGTCGTGGCCGCCTGTTCGAACACGGCGAGGTCACTCCGCCGGTTCGCAATGGCCCTCAAATCGTGGAAAAGTGGTAGCCCGCTACCACCATCCCTCGCCGTCCCTCGTGTGTTCGTCATGGCTCGCGCCCTCCATCATGCCCCGTCGTTGAACTTCGCTTATGTGTCGAGCGTGACGGGTGAGCCGCTCGTTTGGCGTGTACGGTGCGGTCGGAGCATCCGAGATGCTCGGCGATGCGGGAAGCGCTCCAGCCGCGATTTGTGAGGCGAGCCACGCGTCTAGCGTCGACGGGGGCGGAACGCTCACCGCGAGGGACGTAGATACGGGAATCGCCGAAATGGAGGACGACGAGGACGGCGAGGTCGTGGCCGAGGAGAGCCTTGAGCCTCCCGGCGTTGGCGAGGCGTCCCGGCACGGAGAGACGACGCCCACCCACCACGAGCGACAGGCGGGCCGCGTTGGCGGCGCCCAAGCGGTCGACGATGACGGTGGGAGGGCGGCTCATTGCGGCTCGGCTCGATAGGCGATGCTGTCCATCCCGAACAGCGATACGGCCTCGGCCCGGATCACATCGCCGTAGTTGGCCTCGACGTGGCTCGCGATGAAGTCGGACGTCGCCGTCAGGACAAGGCCCGAGCCGTTGACCCTGAGCGAGACGTTGGTTCCGAGCCAATTGTCGTAGGATCGTGCCCCGACCCGTTCCCGCAACCGCTTCCGCATCTCGGGGATGCGCGTGTCCGTGCCGTCGTTGACCCGGATGGCGCGGCGTTGCTCCATGGGTCCGCTCGACTTGGGCCGCTTGCGTGCGAAGGCGGCCCGGATCGCGCCGTCGTAGAACCGGAACGTCGAGACGCTGTCGCCCTCCTTGAGCTGGTCCAGCTTCCGCTTGATCGTCTCTTCGATCAGCGCGTCGGGGATGGCGTCCGTGGTCCAGGCGCGCACGAAATCAAGCTCGCGGTCGAACGGCTTGGGATAGGCGGAGTTGAGGTTCACGCCCCCGAGCCGGGCGAAGCGGTTGGCGCGGGCGACCAAGTCATCGGGTTTCCCACCATCATCGTCGTCGATCGGGGCCTCGGGCTCGCGAGGGGGTAGGGGGTGTTTTTCTATTATCCCTGTCCCTGTCCCTGTCCCTGTCCCTTGCGATCCCACCGGGACGTTTTCCGGTCCCAACGGGAGGGCTTCTTGGTCCGGGTGGGATGGTTTTGCTTTCCCACCGGGACGCTTGCGGCGCAATCGGGAAAGAAACTTCGAGTTAGGCGCGAGGTTCGCGAGGAGCGCGGCGGAGTGGGAAAGAGCCTCCTCGATCGCGCTCGCGTCGAACTCTACGCCCCATCTCTTCGCGTTGCCAGCGCCCGAACTTATGCGCTGAATGAGCTTCTCTATCCATGCCTCAAGCGCGAACTCGGAAACGGTGTCATGGTAGAGACGCCCGTCGCTGCACTCGACAAAACCGCGCAAGGCGTCCGCCTTGACGGCTCCCCATGTGCGGACGTCGCGGCCAAGGCCGGCCGCCTTGGCAAGGGCTGCGTCCGTGTTCTCAAGCGATCCGGCGGGCACGCTATGCCACGCCGAGAACCAAAGATTGAACCCGGCTCTCCATGCGGCATCGTCGACAATGCTATCGAAGCTGGATTGTCGCAGCCGCGTGATATCGAGCATCATCCGGGAGAAGTCGCGGAGGTCGCAATCCGGGGGCGTGAGTGGTGGCGGAAGGTCGCTCATATCATGGACTCTTGCGCTCGATCGGCTTTCGGAATCTGGACGTCGGATTGTGCCTCGGCAATTCGGCGGGCGGCTGTCTCGATATGCGCGGGGTCGCGCTCTATACCTATGAAGCCTCGATCGATCTGCATGGCTGCAACGCCGGTCGACCCGGACCCCATGAAGGGATCACATACGATCCCGCCGGGAGGGCAGACGACGTCAATGAGCTGCCGCATAATGTCGAGCGGCTTTTGCGTTTGATGCTCGCGCTCGGCCGCCGTGACGCGCCGCGCCTTGATGACGTTGCCCGTCCCTTTATTGTGATAGGTCGGGCTTCCAGCCGTGAAGTGGAGCGCGATTTCATGTTGCGCGCGAAAGCCTGCGCCGAGGCCCATCGCGCCCTTATCCCAAACGATCATGTTTTGATATCGCCACCCGGCGCTTTCGATTGCCGGGGCAAGGTTCGGCACCATGCGCCAATCGCAAAAAACGATCATCGACCCGTTGCCGTTGACAACGCGTATCGCCTCGAATGCGATCGACCTCAAGAGGAACACGAGGCCGGCGGTCCCCATGTTGTCGCCGACGAACCATCCGAACTTCGTCAGGTTCTCCGACCTCAAGCCCTGCCCGTTCGCTGACGTGCGCGACGCTTCGCTTACAGACCCCGAGCAATAGGGCGGATCGAAGATGACGGCGTCGACCGATCCGGGCTCAAGCGTCGCCATCGTGTCGAGCGCATCGCCGAGGAAAAGGCGAGCGCGGCCGATTTCGCGAGCGATCACAGCAAGCCCGCCCCGATCGTCTCGACCACGACCTCCGTTCGGGCTGGCGATCCATAGCGCTTGCGGACCAGAAGCTCCGCGACCTGTGTATCGTCGACGATCAGCCACGGCTTGGGGTCGGGATCGCGCTTCGATTTCGGCCCGGCGAGGAGGCCGTCCAGCACGCTCTTGGCGATGTTGTCGGCGTCGGGCTTGGTGACGTGATAGACGCCTTGGAGCGCTTCGTCCTTCCGCTTCTTGGTCCAGCTCGGCGTTACCTCGAACGTCGCCTCGATCGTCACGCGGACGGGCAGGACGGTAGGGAGATACCCTTCATATTCGTGGGTGCCGGCGATGACTTCGCGGGCGATCCGGCGGATTTCCTTCTCCCGCTTGATGTCGTCGCCGCTCGTGTGAACACGCACGAAAGCGCCTCGGCCGTCGAAGCGCGGGCGGCCCTTCCCCTGTGGCGTGCCTGGAATTGTGAACCCGATTTTCATCTTGACCCCGTCTGTCGTCATCAATGCCCCGGCGCACGCGGCGCCGGGACACGGGGACGTCAGATATCGATGGAAGGGAGAGCCGAGGAGAGCGTCGACGTGACATAGTCCGACGCCTCCCGAGCCTTGTCGATCGCGGCGGCGACCTCCTCGGGCTTACCCTCGACATTGAGAGCAGCGCCGGGGACGTTCGTCGCGATCATGGTGCAGGTTTTGCCGATCCCGCCATGCCCACCGATGACGCCCTTGGCGACCATGATGACACAAAGCGGGTCGACCCAGCACGGCGAACCGTCGATGCCCTTGAGCTTGAGAAGCGGCGCCATCACTCGCCGTCCTCTTCGTCGCCGCCGATCGGCTCGGCGAAGGCCGAACCGAAATCGACGAGGTCGACCACGTCGAGCGAGTCCTCCTCCATGCCCAGCTCTTTCGCGAGTCCCTTCGCGACTTCGTTGGACCATTTGCCGGCGTCGGCCTTCACGTCCGTCCAGCTCTCGCGGTCCTGTGAGAGCCATTCGTCCGCCCCGGCATCATGGACGCCGAACGTCCCCTCCTCGTCGGCGAGGTCCGCGTCGTCGGCCGGGGGCTTGGGCGGTTCGGAGCGAATTTCGCTCGGCGCGGACGGCTTGCCGCCGCCATCGTCGGCGAACCGCATCTCGTTTTGGTCCGGCATAATTTGCGGCTCTCGCCGCGCCGAGGAGAACCGCTTGTCGTCGGCCGACACGATCACGACACGATGCCCGGCGAGGCGATAGACATCGATCATGACGTCGTCGTTGACGCCTTCGATCTTGAGCTTGCCCTCGATAGCTTCGCCCTTGACCGCGAATGCCGGCATGAGCGTGCCTTGGATCGTGTGGCTATCCTCCTCGGCGATGACGAGGACGACCTTGCGCAGGATGCTTTTGCACACGTCTTGGAGGTGGCGCACGACGTCGCGTTGATCGCTGGCGGACATTGCGCTCCAGACGGCGGGACGATGCTTGAAAAGCTCCGTCATCGTCTCGACCATGTCGCCCAAGGCCGTGCCGCTCTCGAACTCGGCCTCCTCGACGAGCGTCGTCAGGCGGTCCAAGCGACGGTTGAAAACCGCCTCATGGTCCTCGCCCGGCGCGGGCGGCACGGGATCAGCGACCGCATCCGAGCTGGAAGTATCGGCGGCCGAGGCCTCCGCACCCTCCGGCGCATCGCCATTTCCCTCGACCGCCGGCTCAGGGTCGGCATCCTCGCCGTTCTCCACGGCCTTGGCCTTCTCCGCCTTGTGATCCGCTGCGAGGCCGACCGCGAGAGCGGCGATCGGATCGGGTGCAGCGGCTTTGCCTTTCGGCGTTCGTGCCATCGTCATTTCCTTCCTTGGGCCGAGACGCTCGGCGAACGCGATCCCCGGCGGATGCGCCGGTCGGATAGGGGAGCCGCGACCCGGTCGGGCCGCAACCAAATGGATCGGGTCGGGCCGCGATAGTCGCGCTCCCAAATGATCCATACGAAATCGGCTTTGCCGCCTCGGAAATCCTTGCCCAAGAGGGCCAAGGCCTCGACCTCCGTTCCGGGCGGCATGGATGGGCGTTGCGAGCAATACGCCACTCCCCATGGGGGATGCTTGGAGAACAGGTCCTCATACCGATCCTGTCCGCACACGAACTCAAGCGGCACGAGCATGGCAAATCGCCAGAACGGGACGAACTCGATTGCCTTCAACGCGATAGCGAGGGCAGAGCCCGGCGGCGTGTTGAAGGGCGGGTTCATGACGATGTTGAGAGGGCGATCGATCGGCCTTGGAAACCGGGTGAGCTTGAGGAAATTGCCCCTCGTGAAGGGGTGACGCGCGCCGCGCTGGACGATGTCCGAACCGATCGTCGCGAAACCGCGGTCCTTTGCCACATCGAGAATATTCCCGACGCCGCAGCATGGGTCATAGATCAGGCCGCCCCGGAAATCGACGGCATCGAACAGCTGCTCGACGCAGCTTCGCGGCTCGCGATACCATCCATGTTCGTCCTCGGCGTAGGCGTCGCCTTGATGCTTGTTCCGCGTCACGCGTCCGCCAGCTCCTTGCGGCGGTTGCGAATCGCAACCTCCAGCTTGCCCAGCACCCTAAGCGTGAGCTTTTCCGGCTTCTGCCTGACCCGCCACCACGTCGATGGATTGACCTGTGCGAGCCGGCAAAGGTCCGCCGGCATAAGCCTCACTTCGACCGCTTCGCGCTCAATGCGAGCCACCTCCGCAACCTTGTCCATTTATTCAATCTCCGTGCAATGCGATGACACTGATAGGCATTGACCGGGTCGCCGTCTAGCCCCATAGCAGTCGTTGCAAGGACATTGCACAAATCTAGGAGGACGGTCGAATGCCGGTCTATGAATTGAAGGTTGCGGGGTCGGACAAGCCCCGCTTGGTGAAGGCGGCAACCCCCGCCGCCGCGCGGAATCACGTCGTCCAGGCGACGAGCGTGACGGCGGAGCGGATGGCGGACCTCATGGACGATGGGGTCAAGCTGGAGAAGGCCAGCGCGGCGGCCGAGGCCGAATCGCAGGGCGAGGGCGAGGGCGCCAACAAGAGCGAGGGCGAGGGCGAGCCGGGCGACAAGCTTGGCGTCGGGGCCGTCCTTGAGGAGCAGGCGGCCAAGACGAAGGCCAAGACGACCGCCGAGGCGGTGAAGTGATGCGGGGAGACATGCTCAAGCACGCCATCGCCGCGTCTCTCGCCGGGATCGAACCTACGAAATTCGAGCAGGAGGCGGCAATCGCGGACGGTATCGATATGCTGTTTGACTTCCTCGGCGACGTGAAGCGGATCGCGGACGCGGCCGAACGCCTCGCGGGCTGCATCTCGGAGAATGATCGGGGGCCGTCGAGCTTCACCCATAACGAGGGGTAGCGCCCGACTAGGGGCCGGTGCGATCGGCCCCGCTTGGCGCTACTGCCAAACACCAGACAGAGTAATCACGATGCACGCTCAGGTTATCACGAATTGGAAGGCCCACGCGGGCCGGTGGGGGATCACGGTTTATGGGACCGATCGCGCTACCGGTGAGCCGACCAAGCTTGTCGGCGTCGACGAGATTCGGTTCGAAGCCAATGACGGCCATCCGATTATCCTCGCCGTGATCGACCACACGAACCCGCCGAGCGTGGTTCGTCTGTCGCTCTAATTCATATCTCTCGAAAGGCTGTCATATGAAGATCGTTCGCCTACAGGCCGAGGGCTTCAAGCGCCTCGTTGCCGTCGACATCACGCCCGGAAGCGACCTCGTCGAGGTCCGGGGTAAGAACGCTCAGGGCAAGACGTCCGTCTTGGATGCGATCATGGCCGCGCTCGGCGGTGCCGCTGCGGCTCCTATCAAGCCCGTCCGCACGGGCGAGGAATACGCCATCATCAAGCTCGACATGGGCGACGTGAAAGTTACGCGCTACTTCGACGACAAAGGGGATATGCTCCGCGTCGAGAACGCGGAAGGCGCTGTCTTCACCAAGGGCCAGACGATGCTTGATGCGCTCGTCGGCCGGATCGCGTTCGACCCTCTCGCCTTCGCGCGGATGCTGCCTGCGGCGCAGGCCGCCGAGTTGCGCCGTCTCGTGCCAATCACGCACGAGGTCGAGGGCAAGCGCGTTCCCCTCGACCTCGACAGCCTCGCCAAGCTAGACCGGGAGGACACGGCGGCGCGGCGCGACATAAACCGGGATGGCAAGGCGCTACGCGCTCGAATCGACGCTATCGAGGTTTCCGGGATCGTGCCTGAGGTGAAGCCCGACCGCGAGGCGATCGAGGCGGAGCTTGCCGGCGCAGCGGACAAGAACACGGCGATTGAGCGCGAGCGTCTCCGCCGGGAGGATGTCTCGGGCCGAATCGTCGCAACCGAAAATGCGGTAGAGGGATGCCGGCGTCGAGCAGAGCAGCTCCGCGCCGAGGCGATGCTTGCTGATCAAGAAGCGGATGCGCTGGAAAGGAAGGCGGACGAAGCTCGCGACACGCTCAAGGCGCTCCCCGAACTGGAGCAGCCCGTCGATACGACTGAGGTCCGCGAGCGGCTTGCACAGGCGGCCCGCGACATCGCGCTCCTTGATCGTGTCGCGGAGAAGGAGCGGCTTTCGAAGGAATTCGAGGACCTCCGCGCGAAGTCCGAGGCCTTCACCAAGGCGATGGCCGACAGGGCCGCGTTGCGGGAAAAGGCGCTGGCGGAGGCCGAGATGCCGGTCAAGGGCCTGTCGTTCGGGACGTTCGGGGAGGACCTCCTCGTCACATTCGACGGCGAGCCGTTCGAGCAGGCGTCCGGGGCGCAACAGCTTCGCGTGTCCATGGCGCTGGCGATGGCGGCGAACCCCAAGCTCC